ACTGATGGCGCAAAGATGATGTTTCCATCGGGTAAGTCATTTGCCCAACTTGTTTGTGGTGAGATTGAACAATACTTGAGGGAACGTTAATGGACGAGAAAGACCTAAGAAATTGTTTTGCCATGTTTAAATCTTTAACAGGCGCAAACGCAGAAGATTGTTTTAAATTTGCCGATGACATGTTAGAAGTTAGCAAAAGACTTCCGCAAGAGGAGGGCATCCTAGCAATCAAGACTAAAAAACACCGTAAGGGGGATGGGTCATGACACACAAGGTAACTTGGAATAAAGATAAGAGTGTCTTATCCTACAGGGATGATGATGGCGTTTGGTCAAAGGAGGTTTTTAACAAAAACCTTACTTTGATTAAACGTACAACATCTTGGGGTGAGTGGGTTGAGCACGAGTACGTGCAGAAGGGTAAGGCCAAGGATAGAATATCTTCAATACGGAAAAGTGATGGCACGTATCAGACGTTTAAATACGATGACATGGGTAGACTGATGAGTAAGAAGAAATGAAGTCTATCCAATTTTTTGCATGCATGTGGATTATATTTTGCGGATTCATTATCTATCTGACCGAAGTGAGCCGAAGAGAAGAAGTCTACAAATTAAATTGCGAACTACTGCTTGGCGGTTGGCATCCTGATGTACCCAAGGATTATGCTAAGTTGTGTGAAGAGGCTAAACGGTCAATGAGGAGCGATAGATGAAACCAAGTGCATACATATCAGATGGCGGTATATTGTTTAAAGAGTCACCACCTGATTCAATACTTAAACTAAATCCGTTATATACGTCAGCAGAAATACAAGCGTTGCATAACTTAGTTATAGAACAAGTTGTAGAGATTGAGGGGTTGAAACAACATTGGAGCGAACCACAGACAGACTTAATAGTTTTGCTAAGAGAAGAGGTAACGCTAATGCAAAAGTATTTACAGGAACAAAACTTGCGTGAGCATTTTGTAACGTGGAGGCAAGAGAAATGAATCAAAATAGTTTTTGTACAAAATGTCATAGAATACCAAGCCAGTGTGTTTGTGGTAACACTCAACGTGAGTTAACCGACAGAGAAATAATGGAATTGTATTGTATGACAAGCAATAACGACCCTCTTGAATTTGCAAGAGCAATACTAAATAAAGCGAGTGAGAAATGACTGCGAATGAACTGGCTGATAAATTAGTGGAAAGCAATTCTGTGTCTTGGGGTAGTTGCACCCATGAACAACATGACAACGATAAGTATTTTAAAGAACAAGCATCCGCTATGCTACGGCAACAACAGGCTGAAATAGAAGCGTTGAGAAAAGAATTGCAACAAATAAAAATTTGGTGTGGCAAAACTCAATTTGTGCATGATTATAGTAGTCCTTTTATAGAATTACAGAAAGCGAGTGAGAAATGACTGAATCAGTAGCGTATATGTCAGAAGAAGGCGTGTTGTTTAAAGAACTGCCACCAAACCCTATGTTTGAGTTAACTCCTCTTTATAAGTTGCGTGAACTAACTGATGACGAAATCCTAGACACTGCTAAGACAATGCCAACCATAGATGGTGCAACGATGGAAGAGGCCTATATATTATTTGCAAGAGCAATACTAAGAAAGGCGAGTGAGAAATGAATAAAGAAATTGTTATGAATCCTGACATATTGCCTACACAAAAAGAGTGGAAATTAATTTGCAAAATGGTTAAGCAACATGAACTAACCGATGAGAAAATTAAAGAAGTTTATGGCAAATATTTTGATGTTAAGAATTGTGACTGGTTACATCTTGAATGTATCAGAGCAATACTAAAAAAGGCAAATGAGAAATGAAAAAACATAGAAAAATGTCGGAGCAAATGGAAAAAGACATACAAGAGATTGTTGATTTCTATATGCAATTCGTAACAGGCGAACATTTTTCAATAAGAGAAAGTCTTGAGTATTTTTGGAAGTGCATGAATGACTACACAATAGAAGATTATTTAAAGACTGTTCGTGAACGAAAAGCGAGTAAGAAATGACCAACTACATTTGTGTACACTGCAAGTCCAAAATACTAACCATACTGGTCAGATGCCCGTATTGTTATAAATAAAAAAATTAATGCGAATTCAATTAACTAAATCTGAATTAATCTTTTGCAAACTTGTTGGGAAGATGCGTTACCAAACAACGAGTAGTGTATGCGAAGAACAAATTCAATCAGAACTTAATCCTGAGACTATCTGTATAGATGGTGTGATTGGTGAATACTGCGTAGCGAAGCAATTAAATTTACACTTCAGTTTAAACACCGACTTGCGTGTTGAGTGGGGTGCAGATTTAGTTACGCATGAAGGTAGAACTATCGATGTAAAAACAACTCGTTCAAGAAGGGGGGACTTAAATGCAACGTTAACTTCTGTTAACAAGAAGTTTGATATTTATGTGTTGTGCGTATTAGAGCCTGATGGTTGTGACATTGTTGGGTGGATTTATGGTAATCAGTTTTTAATACCTGAGAATATTGTGCAAGGTGTCAAGGGTGATTACTACAAAATAACTAAAGATAAACTAAGTACAAACTTTAAAAGGGAAGAGGATGAGTAAAGAGATTTACTGGGTAGTTGGGTTGTGGTTATTACTGGCCTTTATTTTAATGATTACTGGATAACTTATATGAAAACACTTGTAGATTACGAAGACATGGAGAACTTAGTAAAAGATTTGCGGGAACAGTTACGGGTCTTGCAGCAAGAAATAGACCGTTTAAACGCATTGCTAGAAATCCGGGCGCAGCAAGACAAGATTGATATTGACGGGAGGTGTTGATGGAAGATTTGGTAAACCACCCATCGCATTACAAAATTGGCGGTATAGAAACGATTGACTTCATAGAGGCAAAGGGTTTGAACTACCACCTAGGAAATGCGGTTAAATATATTTCTAGGGCTGACCACAAGGGTACTGCTATACAGGATTTAAAGAAGGCGGTTTGGTACATTCTTAGAGACATAGAAAACAGGGAACAATAATATGGGATGCGATGAGTGTGGCGAGAAGACAGAGATATTAGAGACACGTACCTACAAAGAAGAGAACAATGATTTTATATTTACTCAACGAAGAAGAGCGTGTCTAGAATGCAAGAATCGATTCAGTACCATCGAAGTAACGATGGATGTATGGAAACAAATGTTTGATGAATGAACGTCAAAAATGGTTTTTGCTTCTACAAGACATTGGTTGCATAGTATGTTTAAACACCTTTGGTGTACGCAGCGAGCCAGATATTCATCACATTTTAAGGGGTAAAGGTAGGATAGATGATTTCCACACTCTTCCTCTTTGTCCATCGCATCATCGATTGGGGGAGAATAATCAGTTACTTGTTTCCCGACATCCTTGGAAAAAGGAATTCGAGAAACGTTACGGAACTGAGTGGGAACTCCTAGAGCAAGTACAGAAGTTAGCCCAAGAAATGCAAGACAGTAAAAATATATTCTAGCGGTACTCTTTTCTTAACTGTTTAATATTCTCAGTTAGGCTAATCTCAATGTTATGCAGACTGTCTAACTGTTCTCTCTTTTCATCAGGAGATAAACCTTTAGCATCGTTAATATATTTACGAGCCTCACGCACTTGTTTCATATTCTTATCAATGGAATTGATGTAGCCACGCATATTGTAGAGGCTACCGTTTTCTTTCATATAATCCATGTAGGCATCAATATCGCCTGACTTCTCTAATAGATTGAGTGTACGAACCACGGTATTTACTTCCTGTTTTAAATCATAGTAGGCTGAGATTGTACCTGAGTCACCGGAGAAGAATCGTTTGATAACCGGCATCTGCTCTAAACGCATCGATGCTCTTACATCGTCACCCTGTGTTCTGTAAACGGCATCTAACATCTGTAGGGCATACGTACCCATCGTACCTGTGTAGCCACGAATTAGATTTTCAATTTTAATTGGCGATGAACCAAATGTTGCTCCAATGTCTTTAGCAAACTGGGATGTGCTCTGTGTGTATTGAAACTGAGGGGCTAAATCTTCCATGCCACGACCAACGATGTTTTCTCCAGTAAAGAAAGAATGGTTAGTTACGTTCTCAACAATTGGTATGAACGCCTGTGGTATTGGGTTGAACTGTAGAGTATTAGTCATGTTACGGAAGATAGACTCACGTAAGTCTTTACCGGTATCGTTACCAAACATGGCCTCAAGAACTCGCTCAGGGAGAACTTTAAAGACTACGCCTAGTTCAAACGGGATTGGGAACCTGAATGGTTTATCGTTAATGGATAGCGCTGGAATAATCCAGTAGTTATCACGCTCTTCTTTTGATAACTTCTTGTACTCATCGCTATCAGTCATCATGAACCAGTACGCCATCGATAGACCCATCATTATCAATGCTCTATTGGCGAATGCTTTCTTCTGAACGTCTGCGTTCTCGGTAGCCATCTTACCCCAACCGGAACGGTACAAGACATCTAAACCTTGCACACGGGCGTTAAAGAAAGGCACGACTGCTGATACGATTTGAATAATAGCGGAGTTACCCTTGCGTGAGAAGTTAAGAACTTCCATCGCTTGATAGAATGCTTCTGCCTCGTTACCGTTAGGAAACTCAGGCGACTTAGTTCTTTCAAGAGTACGCTTATAAATTTCTGCACGAGTAGCCATGTCAGATGCGTGAGAACCTTGTTCCAACATATCCCAAAATGTAGTAAGCGATTCTAACTTAGTCTTCTGACCAGCCATCTTACGTAACTCTTTAGCCACACCTTTAGACGTACCTTTTACATCACCGGAGAAATCATAGCCGGTTAAACCAGCCATAGCCAAAGCCTGTGCTTCTGGGGATGAGTTGGTTAACGTCTTGCTAAACTGTTTAAACGTATCTATCACAGGCCTCATGTCAGTTCCGCTGGTAATCCAAGCCTGTAGCGAATCACGACCTAAGTTGGCAATCATAAAGCCGGGGTCTTTTGTTACAAAGTTACGTAATAAGTTTGCCGGAGCGGCTAACCAAGATAGCCATTGCATCTGTGGAGTGTTTAAACCCTTTAATGCTTCGTACAGCAGGGGGTCTGCAACACGGAAATATTTGTTCTTGCCATCTTGTTTGATAGTAACAATTTCTCTTGCGCTATCGTTAGTTCCTAGAGGCACTTCTTGGGCTAATCCCATTTCTAACGTATCACGAATGATACGATTTCCCGCCTCGTTTTTCATACTGGCTTCGATAGCCGCACGTGCGTTACGAACCACAGTCTCTAAGAAGTCGGTGATAGGTGCACCCACCTGTTCAACAGTTCCGTTGGCTTCATCAGCCTTCTTCTGAGCAATGATTGGGTCTAGATACTTACCAATTTCTTGACCATTGGCATCCAATACTGAGTAGTACCCAGCGCCTTTTAATTCTTTAGGTTTAGCAACTGAAGTAAAGGAAGAAAACACTTTAGGACCAGCCGTGGTCTCGCCATCCATTTGACGATAAAAAGGAATGTAATCCCAGTTTTGAGTCCAGATTCTACCTTCTTCTTTAGTGATAACACCACGGTCTACCATCAGGTCAACCAGTCCTTTGTTGTATGTCTGGTACTCATTGAATACCTGTTTAAACTCAGGGAACTGTTTCTCTAATTTATCGCCATAAGCAATGTCTTCCTTCGTAAAGGTACGCTCTCTACCTTCAGCGTCTAGTCGTTTACCTCTACGAGTTGCACCGTAGTACTGAAATAATTGGAAAATGTATGGGTCGTTGTAAGCCATCAACGGCTCAAGAATAGGAATCAAGCCTTTTGTATCTGGGTCAACTGTAAAGAATCCGTCCCGGTACACTGGGATACCCTGTTTAAACGATGCTGCTGCAACACCAGCGGCCCTGTCAGACTGTAACGCTGCGGCAATAGCAGATGTGTTTGCTAGTAATCGGTCAGAGCCGTGTTCTCTAGCAACCTGTCTAGATAGAAGTTCAATGGCTTCGTATTTATTAACAAATGCTTGGCGATATTTTGCAAAACTGGTAGGGGAAATAGCATCTACTAAACGCTCAACAAAACCCTTCTCTTCACGTACTCTAGTTGTAGCATTAACACGAGAGTTAATGTCAGGGTCAACCTCATCCATGATGTTACGTATTTGATAACGGATGTCAGGGTTTGTTTCATCAAATGTACCACGGTTACCTGTGGCTGATTTAATTTGATTAGAGTTATATACGGCTAAGTTTTTAGTGCCACCTTCTTTAACGTAAAAACCATCATATCCCATATCACGTAAGTTTTCTTGAACATCTTCGCTTTCAATAACATTCCAATTTCCATCTGCTAGTTCTTCCATCATTGTTTCATCTTCGCCAAATATCATAGACATTCTATTTATATGGCGTGGATTTTCATAATCAAATGGATTTTCTGCTTTAACAAATACAGGTAAAATATTTTGTCCAGTTGGCAAACTTTCTTTTACATAACCACGTATAAGATAACCAATGCCAGAGGTAAGAGATGCCTGTTTTAAAGTCATTTGACGTATATTTTTTACAGCAGAAGAAGTAATATCTTTTTCTTTTAAGCCTTGTTTAATTGCTTTTGTAATAATTTTAGATGTTTGTTCTGGTGTAGCATTTTCTATAAATTCACGAATCAAATAATCTTCACTAGAGTCAGAAAAACTTTGAGCAAATTTTGGGAATTCAGTTAAAAATATAGCATTAGCCTGTTTAGGTCTAAACTCAGAAATGTCTCTAGCAGTTCCGTGATACATTACTTTTGGAGTTCCGTCTTCGTTAACTATCTTGCTGTCACCAAACCATTGTTTAAACTCTTTAGTCTCTGGAGCACGGATTTGATAACGTATATCTTTAGATGCAGTCGGCTTTTGATTAAAGGCTGACTTAACTTGGTTAGGTTCAAATACAACTGCTTCACGAATTGAGCCATCCTCATTGTTATAAAATATTGCATCGTAACCTAACTTCTTAGCACGAGACATGATTTGATTAGTCATGTTCCCAAATTCTTCTTGGGACTTCTCTACAATCTGATAAGCCTTATCGGTATCTACACCAAGCGCTTCTAATGCTTGGATTGCAGGGTCATAACCTTGTTTATATTTAACAATAAGCGGATAAGTGACTCTTACAAATAATGGAATAACATTACCGCCAGTGCCACGCTTATCACCAAACGCACTTTCTTCTGCGTAACTGCTTGCATACTCTGCGTCAGGCGTAATGTAAATACCTTTTCCTAGAACGCCCTCTTTGCTAGGTCTAAACTCTTTAAGGTCTTGATTGGTGCCGTGATAGAAAACAATTGGGTCGCCATTTTTATCAATAGCAACTGAATCTCCAATCCATTCTTGAAATTCTTCAGTCTCAGGCGCACGTATTTGTAAAAGTTCGCCTTTTTTTAATCCAGTTTTAGTTGCTGGCTTATTCTTTCCATCGCCCTCGACACCGCCTCTATCTCCTCCTTTGGAAGTTTGTTCAGAAAATTTCCTTGCTCCGTCCCCGAATCCGTAGGAGGGGCTTGGAGTTCCGAGTTCTCTAAAGAGTCTTTGTTCGAAGAACCAGAGTAAAGATTGGGCTTGGTACGGTTTAATGTTTGCATCTTTTGCCACCTCATTAATTAAATTTTTAATAGCAGTTCTTTGTTTCTCTGTTGGGGCATCAATAATATTTTTATCTTTACCAAGCATTGTTCCAAAGTAACGATTAAAAGTTCTTGTCATCCACTTGTCAACGGTAACATCATAGATGCCGTTTAAATTGGATACAAATGGGCCAACTTTAGGACCAAATGTATACAGTGCTGGCACAATGTCAGTCATCTTACCGCCAATACCACTCTTAATGTTTCCATACTTCATACGGAAATCATTAATTTCTTTAACAGTACGGTTGGAGACTAGCCAAGCAATCGCTCCTTTTTCCCCCATATCTTGAACCATATTATTCAATAGGTTTAATTGCGTCCGCTTGTTAATAGACTGCGTTCCACCTTGCCATAACCCACCAGTTTGGGGATTAACGCCTGATATAGTTCCTGTCTTTATATAATTCTGGAAGTTCTGAGCAGCGATAACCCAGTTATCACGGGCGTTAGTTTGTGGCGACATAATGCCAGCCATGACGCTAAACAAGAATCTGCTATTACTCTGCTTCAGTTTAGGGATTATCTTTGCAGTAAGTTTAAACGCTTTAGATATGTCCTCGTCATACCAATCTAAACCGGAGCGTTCATTTTCTAACTGGTATGCAATTTCTTCTGTAGCAATCTTTACTGCACGATTAAAATCTTCTACATCAGAAAAGTCACGTTTTTTGTCGTAAAGACCATCAAAGTATTTTCCTACATCATTGACAGTAGGCTTCTTTAAATTAGGATTGTCTACTCGTTTGTCGAGGATGTTGATGCCGGAACTTGCGGATTCTGTCTTTCCTTTTCCGACTTGCTTGAGTTCTGATTCGATGAGGGCTGCGGCTTCACTCCGAATAGCACGACTCCGTTCCCGAACAACTCGTCCGATTCCTCTTGGGTCATTTGTCTTATCGCCATAATCGTAATCTTTCTTCTCAGGGAATGCAGTATAAACTTCATTTGTTGCTACATTGTATTTTTGTTTTAACGCATCGTCAATCGCTACCGCTAAATCTTGTGTTGTACTGTTTGAATAATTCAACACAACCATCTTACCATTGATGGTGGATTGACCACCAACTGGGTTTTCACCATTTAAGTTAATGGCACGTAGCGTTTGATAAATGTCATCAATTTCTTTTTCGTTTTTGTTGCCAACGTCAATAACAACTGCGCCTGTTTTATCAAAGCCTTTTTTATCTCTTGGAGAAATGACAACCATACTGTCTTGAGATAACGCATATCCAAGATATTTAGCAATCTCAATTGAATCACCACTATCTACAAACAGGGATAGCGATGGATTAGTAAACTCGCCATAACTACCAATCTGGTCAGAAATCTTACCCTCACTATCAAAAGTCTCTAGTGCATCCTTGACAACGTAGTCAGCAACCTTCTTACTAATAACCAGTTTTTCTTCGGATGAGAGTGAGTTCCATCTTTCAGTTAAATCTTTATTGTTGGGGTCTGGTGCAACTTCAAAAATTACTTTCTTGGCTTTAGGTTTAGCAGTTTCCTGAGCAAAGTATTCTTCATCGCTAATTGGTTGTTTTTGACGAGATAACTTTTCCTGTGTAGATGTTGCCACTCTCGTTGGTTTGGCTTCACCACGTTCAACTTTCTGGAATATGTCACCTGCTGTAGCATAGCCTAGTCGTTTAAACGTGTTACCAAGGGCTTCAAACATCTTGTTTAAACGGAAGAACAGGTTACCAATCAATCCTACGGGTGGTTTAGTATTAGCAAAATCTCTAAATGCTTCAGCAATTGCTTCTTCAGCAATGTACTCATCAAAACCTTTTAGGTCACCGTTGGACTGTTTATACGCATCTTGATATGCTTTGTAAGTTCCAACCTTCTTAATGTATTTATCTATCCACTCAGACTTAGCCTTGTTCTCAAGGATTTTCCATTCTTGTTGAGTAAACGCACCCAATTCTTTTAACGCATGAATCACTTCATGGCGTAGAGTTCCCATTGGATTCTTGGCGTTATAAGCAATCTTAATGAGTTCCTGTACATAAGAACCGTCTGCTTTGCCATCTGCAATACTTTTTACAATACGTAGTCCAACTTTCTCCAAACCAAACCTCTTTAAGGCTGGCAATAGATTCTGACGAATCTTATCAAAGTCTTCTTCAACCTTGGGCTGGTACACACTCTTACGTACCTCAATACCCTGTGGCGCTTCACCCTTACGTCTTGCTAGTTCTTTCTTAGCGTAGGATGCATAGCGTTTAGGTAGTGTGCCCTTGGTTGTGGGAGCGGAATCAATAATCTGTTGGAGAGTTTCATCTGTAACTGCATACTCGCCCTTGGCATTCTGCCTCATCAAGCCATACTGTTCAGCCAAGTCTTTGTTAGCAAACGATGCAAGCGGTGTATCGTTGTCATAGAACACATACTTCTTGGCGGTAACTGGCTTTTCTCCAACCGGAACAATTGTAAAAGGATTGCGTAGGTTACGAATATCGTTGAGTTTAGCGTTAATCCTATCCTTGGCTTGACGTATCTGAGCGCCAATATCTGTTGCCATTCTGTTGTACGCTGGTGTACCAAAGTGACCAAGAGTCTTCTTCTCATCTAACGAGTATTCCAATTTATCAACGCCTGATTGAATCTTCTCTATGTCTTTCTCTATGTCTAAGGCTTTCTTCTCAGCAATAGCGGTCTGCTTTTCAAGAGCAACCTTAGCCTCTTCTTCTGTAGAAACTCTATCTAAAACAACTGAACCGTTCTTGATTTCATAGTTTTCAGGAACAGAACCCTGTTTAAACGTTTGGAAACGAATGTCTAGGCCGCTAGGCAGCGGCTCGGATTTCCCAGCAAAAGCAATGTTAACCACGTTAACATCTTTGCCATCCACCTTAGTGGTAGAGATTCTTTCTTCTAAGTCACCCCTGTTGATTGCATGGCGTAAGAGAGCCTTTGCATCTGTGTCATCCTTTAACCCAGTGGTGTCTTTAATATCATTAATGACACTAGTTCTTCCAAGAGAATCTGTATCTAAAAAGTTGTACTCAGCCTGTAGGTTGTTAAGCGCTTGGTCGTATTGCTTTTGCGTAAACCGAGTTGCGTTTGTACCTTCGGGCAAGATTTGTAACGTGTCAGACCTAGGAACGTTCGGAGAAACCAAGGCTTCATACGCAGAGTACAGTTGCACTGGACTCATGACTTCAAGGTTGTCTGTGCCGGTTGCTCTAGTTAAAAAGTCTTTAAATCCTTGAGTACCTGTTTCAATGTTTTTATCTAAAGCGGCATTTAATACTTGGTCAACCGTTGTTTCAACCATGCCATCATAGCCGGTCTTGAACGTGAGAATGTTATCTAAAGCACCTTGTTTAGCAATATCGGTATCAGAACTATGGCGTAAAGCATCTACATAGTCTTCTAATGAGTAAGAGTTTAAACGAGGCTTGTTGTTATCAGAGCGGTCTTTGTTGATGTAAGCAATCTGCTCAGGAGTGAGTTCTCCCTCTAAGAAATTACCTAGTGGGTTTCTTAATGGGTCATACTGCTTATCATTAATAATCTGCTCATCAGGAGCCGGTAATAGTAATTGAGATTGGCTAAGTAATTTGTCAGTGGTTGTTTTTGTTTCCGGAGGTGTAATTGTTGTTGGTTGTAGCCCTTTTTGCAATGCACCACCAAGACCACCCATGCCGATACCGCCTACAGCGGCTAGACCAGCCGTTGCACCAACGCCTTCCATGAGCGCTTGCTCAGGATTAACCTGACGCATAGCAATATTCTGCCCAATCTTACCGCCACCCTCTTCAAAAATCTCACTACCTGTCTCACCGGCAATACCCTTACCAATTCGAGCAACCTTACCACCAACACCGGGTACGCCAACAAACGACTCTTCAAGCGTTTTGGCTCCGGGTAATCGTTGTGCTAATAAAGAAATAACAAAAGCACCGGCTCCAGAGGCACGGGCAAGATTTAATGCCTCGCTCTTTGCTTGGTCTGGAGGCATACCATCTTTAACTAAATACTTGTAGATGTCTTCATAGGACTGAGCGCCAATATCAGCACCTTGTTGTACTCCACCAGCACCAACGGCAGTTGTAACACCAGCCTTACCGCCAGCCAATGCGGCTTCTTTGGCAGTGGCACCAGCCAGAGCCTGTCTACCAGCAACAATAGCAGAACCGGCTTTACCGGCACCAAAAGGTACCAATAACTGTGGCACTTGTTCTGCAAGAAAACTTGTAACTAATGCTGGGTCTTTAACTGTTTCACCAAAAGCAGTTTTAAATGCTTCAAATGTGCCTTTTTGCTCTGCCTCGGCAATCTTTTGTGCACGTTGTTCTTCTCTTTGTTTTAATACATCTGACTTCATTTCTTCGCCAGATTTTCTAATTGACTTACCAAGACCGAGTAGTCCTGTGTCTTCAAAATCTCCAGTTGCTAAACCATAGAGTTGTCCGGGTAGTTGTACAAGTGAACCAATGCCTGAGACAACACCAGCCCCTACGTCAGTAAAGGCTTCGCCATAAGTTCTTTCTTTAGGTTTGGAACCAAAAAGTTCTTTACTAAAGTCTGTGCCTTGACTACTGGTGGGTGAGCCAAACAATTCGGCACTAAAATCTCTTGCCATAACATCCCTTTATTGAATGGTAAAGCCTTTGGATTTTGCCATATCTATAACTTGTTGTTGAGTTTTGCCTGATTCTCTTGCTGTTCTTGCAACATCAGCCATACTCATTACTGTACCACCACTTGTTTTAGCGTTTGGTATAAAACCCTGCTTTGCTAAAAAATCAAGAACTTGTGGATATTCTTTTTGCAACATAATATTCCCAGCCCATTCTTTAGCCAAAATAGCAGTAAGAGGATTTTCTTTTAATGTTGCATCTATTTTACGCAATTCATTTCTAACATGTTGCGCTTGTGCGTTGGCAGATATAACTGATGCACCCGCTTGAACTTCATGAGCAGCCGCATTACGCATTGCTGCATCTGCCATTCTGCCTTGTGTGCCAAGTTCAGCCAATTTGTTTTCGTATTCTCTTTGTTCTTTACGAGCAGCAGTGGCACCAGCAACGTCACCACGTTTACGTGCATCATCCTCTTTAGCCATTGCCGCTTGCAATCCAGCCATATCAAGCGCTTGTTTATCACGCATTGCTATGGTTTCTTTGTCATAAGCAGCCATGCCTTCGCCCATTTTCCCAAATTGCGATAAAGCCCTATCTGTTGGATTAGCATTGGCATAAGCACGTAATCCAGACCTAATTGAATTCATTGGGTCTTCTTCTTCTTGAGCCGCACGTTTGGCTTCTATCTTGGCGTAACGAGCCTTAATGTCAGCCATCGGGTCATCAGATACACCAGCCAATTTTTGTAATGCTTTGTGTTCAGTAAAGTAATCTGCCAACGCCTTTTCTTTTGCAGTTGTTGGAATAACTTTAGCCACATCTGATTTTTCTACAGGATTGTCAATTTGTCCAGAACCAGTATTAGATAATTGTTTATTGTTTACTACTGGTTTGTTGTCTACTCTTGGCGTTGTAGCGGCTGGAAATTTAGCAACTGGTGCTCTAGCCGCATCTTCTCTATCCATTGCAGATAAATCAGCAACCTTTTTCTCTGCCTCATAGTCAGGCAATAGAAATTTACTTAATCTAGATTTAATTGCATCAAAATTAAAATCTTCATATTTAGTAGGCTCTTCACCGGCTCTTCTAGTATTTGGTGGAGTAAATGCTGGTTTTTTGGCTGCTGCAATTTCTTCAGGCGTTAATCCACCTTCTTCAAACGCAACAATACCACCACCAGCATAGTTAGACTGTTTAAACATATCAACAGGAAGACTCATCAATCCACCTTCTGCTGCCATTGGCATTGGAGGAGGAGCGGTTGGGTCTACTTGTCCTTGAGGTGCTGCTGGGTTAGCCATCTTAGGAGGCGCTGCAATAGTGGGGGCTAATTGCGGAGGAATGGACGCTGGATTAATTCCTTGAGGAGCGGCAGTAGGATTAACTCCTTGGGTAGCGCCAGTTAATGAACTGGTAATTTGGTCTTTTAAACTAGGAACTTCACCGTAAAATTCAGACGCAGTGTCTTCTAATTGTTTTCTACGGTTTAATTCACCCAAAGCAAGCCATGAAGGTACGTCAGGATTTTTGCCATTGGCATACTTCATTATGTCGTCTGAAGGTAGCCCTTGTAGCGCAGTTTGAATTTGAATTAAGTTATACATAGTTTATCTTCAAGTTAGATGTTATATTTGGTCTGCACTTTGCCCTGTCCAGTAATCAGGGTCTTCCATTGAGTTATCTTCTTGTTGATAAAAATCAGATTTTGGGTCTATTGTTGGGTCTATATAATTAGACCCAACCCATACTGGGTCATTATTTTCTGTATACCCCCAGCCCGGATTTAATCTACCAGTATCATCATATGGCGCAGAACCCTCTGGCGATGTTGGGTATATCAAATTACCACTAGCATCTAATTTAATACCACCCGTGGCTTTTGGATTAGATTTAGTTAAATCATTAATATATTTAGTAATTGCTTCAGGTGTCATACCTTTTTCTTTCATCTTACCTACTAAACCAAGAACGGTATCTGCGGCTCCAGCGGCACCCTGTACAAATGATTTTTGAGCAGATAATGTATTTGTTGTAGTGATTGGCAATCTAGCCAATGTATCACTTTGCAACTTAACCATTTCTTGCGGATACTTTAATTGACGTAGATACTCGTTGTACTGAGCATTTACAGCCTGTTGGTCAAGTCCTTGTTGTTCTGTTCCAGCCTTACTCAATGCTTGTAAGTTAGCCAAACCATACTGATTTGCTTGTGCACCGGCAGTTGCAGCAGCAGTTTGAGACTGAGCAGCCGCTTGCAATCCTTGCAAACCGTATGTCGCTGCAAATTGATTTGCTTGTGATTGTGACTGTTGTCTTGCTTGGTCGGCAGCAGATGCCAATTGAGCGGCAGTCATCTTCTGACCATAACCAAACTGTTTAGATGCTTCGTTGGCCTGTTGTGCAGATAAACCGTACTGTGCTTGCAACTGTGCCGCATTAGCCGCTTGGCTCTGTCCAAATTGACGTGAAGCCTCGTTAGCCTGAGCCGCAGTCATACCGTACTGAGCCTTCATCTGTGCATCAGTCATACCCTGTTGAGCCGCAAACTGAGCCTGTTGTACGTTGGCTTGTTGTGCCTGTAAATCACGTGCTTGGTCAGCCGTAAACTGTTGTCCAGCCTGTGTAAACGCTTGATTGTATCCTTGACCAATTAATCCAGACTGCTGACGCAATAAGTTCTCATTGTTCTGCGCTTGTAGTATTGCTTGACGAGAACCACCAAAGGCACCAGCCTGTGCCAACTTAGCCATATCGCCTTGTTGATTAATGGACTGTTGACGTTGTAAGGCTTCTAACTGTGGATTTAACGCCTGTTGAATATAAGGGTTCATGTACTTCTTAGCCGCTGCCTCGTCAAATGTACCTGTGCTTACATTGGTTGGCGTATACATATTGGCTGGCGATTGGTAAGCGCTTTGAATATTAGATGCTTGATAAGGCGTAGTTGCTTGATACTGATTAGAAAAAGTGTTGCCTTGATAAGCATCAGGAGCGTTATACGTGTTTGTAAAGGTGGCAGGGTCATACTTTAAGTTGGCTTGCGCTTGGCTAATTGTAGACAAGTTTGTACCAGCATTTTTTAATGAATCAGGAACAGTTAATCCGCTTAGACCTTTCCAAGCCTGTTCTTGTAAATCACCATAACCAGCCGTTAATTTGCCAGTATATGCTGGCATTGTAGCATTGGTTAATGCTTTTGTTTTGTCTAATAAATTAGTTACATAAGGTTGTGCATAGGTCGATACAGTTTGTTGAGTAGATGTATCTGGTACCGACTTTAAACCCGGAGAGTCAAATATTCCCATATTATTTCCTTACCTTTGGCATATATTTTACAGGTTGGATTTGTTTACCTTGCTTGGCATTACCAGTTCTGGCTTTGCGAACTCTTTCCATCATGGCGTATAGTACTTTTGCACCAGCCTCAGATGAGCCGTTTCCTAAATGTGAAACTACATCTGCCGGTATAACAAACTCTTCATTAGCAAGACGAGCGGGTTGTTTACCAGCAATAGTTGCTGGGATGTTGTCAGACATACCGTCACCGGGGCCTTTTAATAAACGCCCACCATCTGAATACCCACCAAGACTTGAGATTCCTCCCATATTCATGGCAATTGGCATACCGCCAGCAGCGTACATATTGACGGAATTATTTGGGTCTTGATTTTGACTAGGACTATTGCTGTACTCTTGAGAGAACGCACTAGGGTCATTGGGTGTGTAGTTATTAGGAATCATTGTAGGCTGAACATATTGCGGTTGTTGCCCGTACTGTGGTTGCTGTTGCCCATATTGATTTTGCTGAGGTTGCATGTAAGGCATTTGTGGTTGCATGTAAGGTGGAGGAGTTAAACTTAATAGACCGCCCTCTGCTGCATATACAGGATTAACAAACTGTTGACCATAGGCTCTTGCTTTAGAGATAGCCATTGGGTCGTTAGGATTCCACACTAAAGTTGAATTGTTAGCAGATGTATCACTATTAGTAGCATTGCCATCTGAACCAATTAAAGATGCTGCACCGCCAATTAAGCCAGCAGCGCCACCTAATAGACCCAAATTAGTAGCATTTGCTACATTTCTACCACCGCCAGTAGTTCTGCCAGCAGTTCCTGATTTATTACCAGTAACACCAGAGAGTAGAGAATTAGCCAAACTGCCTAAATTAAAGTTACTACTACTATCTTGTGATTTACTGTAATCTACGCCATTAGAGCCATCATAACCTTCACCTTCTTTGGCTGAATACTCTTGCTTTTGACCGCCCTCGGCATTGTAAAGAGTGACAGAACCATCCACATTAAATGTACGGGATGAGCCATCTGTTTCAATCACTGTAGTAGAACCGTCTGCATTATTAATGATTTGGTCTGGGAAGTCCCCTTCTGCCTCACTAACTAATTGACTAGCACCATATCCTATATCAGTTGATGTTGGGAAATTGGTTTCAAAAGAACTAGAAGAAGTCTCTTTAAACGCTTCGGAAGACGGAATAAACTCTCCGCTAGAAGTTATCCATGTTGGCCTACCGGAAGAATCTGTACCAAGTACCATTCCTAGTTCTTGAGCGCTACCTATTCTATTACCAGCACGGTCAATAACATCACCATTAACATCTACTTTTTTAATATCTTCAGCATCTATGTTTTGAGCCTCTGTTTGAGCAGACATAGTCTTTAAGAATGTATCTATATCTGACATATCTTCTGCGGCTTTAGGAACAATCTCTTGTCCTGTACTTGCATCTATATTTTTACTTGTATCAACAGTTTCTGTTTGACCAGCATCAGGATACAAAGATGAGATTAGGTTGTTTAAACTTTGTTCGTCTACTGGCGCATCAGATGCGCCTGTTGATTTTAATAATTGTTGAACAGCCACTTCATTAGGAGTTAATTCAACATCACTACCCGGCATACCGGCAAGTATTGGACTGTTATCACCACCTGATGGTAAATAATTTAATAATTCACTTTGAGTTGGTAGCAAACTCTTCAGTTCATTACCAGCATAATTTAATCCACCGCCTAAAATATTTTGTGCTAACGCTTGTTCAGCGGCAGTTTGAGCATCGCCACCTCTTAAAGAGGCTGTAGTTGCGGCTCCAGCGGCACTACCAATTAATCTATCGGCAATATTACTACCTGTATCTGCTTCACCACCAACAACACTACCAACCGTAGTTCCAACGCCTGATTGAAAACCTCTTTCTAAAGCATCGCCTACATCTTGCCCTTGTAAAATACCAGCAGTAGTTTGTGTGGCTGCTGAACCAACACCCCTAGCCACATCCGTTGCAAGACTTTCTATACCAGTGGCTTCAGCCGCAGTAGCCAGTGCATCACCAACCCATGTACCTTGCATAGCACTAGAGAATTCACCACCAACCGCTGGCGCTACCATAGAAATAGCGGCACTGGTTAAGGCTTGGTCAATACTTCCACCGTTAGCAACTACCACTCCAGCATTTACTACCGGTAGTAAATATGGGGCGTAAATTGCCGTACCTATTTTGGCAATTGTTCCTAATGGGTCATCAACTGCGCCTTGTACTACGGCTTCAGCAGTATCTGCAACAAAGGTAACAACATCAGAAGCCGCTTCAACAACCGTTTCGGCTATATCGCCAACCGCTTCAACAATGGGTTCAAATACGTCTGCTACGGCTTCAACTACAGCACTCATTGTCTTTCTCCTTGACGTTTAGGACCAAGAACTGTAGTGACACGATATTGCTTTGTTTCGCCTTTAGATTCTTGAACCGCATAACCCATTGTGGGTTTACCGTCCTTATCTTTGTTAATAAGGCTACGGTTCTTTTTCATATATGGAAATATTTTTAATAATGTTGGGTCTTCAAACTGAGTGACCATCACATCAAAACCCGTGGCGTACATAGCCTTAGCGTACTCAACGCCATTGTTTAAAAAGTTTTGTGCTGTATCAGCGTTTAAAGCACGGTACAAAGCGGTTCTATTCTTACCGTTATGTACAATAAATAATGTATTACCCTCACGCATGAGGATAGTGTCTTTTTCTTTAGATTCTGCAATGAGTGCAGCAAGTACTTGGTCAGGGCTATATTTCTTGGATTTTATTTGACGTGTAGCCTCTAAGAGAATTTCTTGCGGGTCTAACATCTTTTTTTTGCTATCCACTAACATTGAGTATCCCTAAAAATTGCAGCGGAATATACATTGCCCATCCCAGCCGCAAGACTTAAAATAACCCCACCTTTCTCTGAAGGTGCAGGTTTGCTTAAAAATACATTATCTTCGTCTGTACGGTTGGCAATTTGTGGCACAAAACCGTTTTTAACATTATCCAACAATAATAGGGTTTCTAGCAAGCCACTTGCACCCATTGTATGCCCAATTCTCTGTTTAAACGATGTTGCCACAAAATCCTTTAAATTGCTAGTTAATGCTTGCTTTTCTGCTAAATTATTTGATTTAGTTCCAGTTCCGTGTGTTTTAACTGTTCGTACTTGATAGGACTGTATTTGAGATACATAGAGCGCTCCTTCAATTGCTCTAGAGAATCCTTGTCCATCTTCTCGTTGACCAATTACATTTGTGCTTTCTTCAGCAGCGGTATACGCTCCTAACAGTTGTGCTTTAGGTTTAAAGCCAGTTAATTTCATACTTTCTTCGGTCTCAAAAACAGCAAATGCAGCGCCTTGACCAACATAAAATCCGTAGTTTGTTTCATCAAAAGCACTAGGGATTACCCCAGTATCTTCTAGTTTTTGTGTTAAACAGGCTCCGGATTCTCCAAAGAAATTTAATACGGATGTATTGATGGTATCTTCTACAGCCAGAACAATGACCCGTTTAAACCCGTACATCTTGATAAGAATCTGGACATCCATCATCACCTTTAAACTAGACGCACAGGCTGAGGCATCGGTAGTTACGTAGTCTGAGGCTCCGCATGAACTTGCCACTCGTCCAGCAAAGACCTGAGTTAACGCCAATGGTCTAAATTTATACGTGTAAGTGAAGCGGTTTTTGTCCCATAACTTGGGTTCAATGCCAGCAAAATGCGAATTACCGGATGCTAATATAAAAGCAGTCTTTATAGGGTTTTCCCTTAGAGTCTTTAATATTTCTCCATCTAGTACTTTATCCGCTACCTTATGTGGCACGTATGCCATGCCGGTATCTTTTTTAGCGTAAGACTCAGGAAACCAGTGTACCTTTTGGGGGTATGATATGTCATCAATTAGTTCTGTATTTTCCGTACACAGGGTTCTGCTTTCGGTTAAATATATCACCAATCAACCCCTTTAATGGCTTCTTCTGCCGTGCCTGATGGGTCTTTTGTCTTGTGTTCTTGAATAAAGTCATAGCATTCTTGCACGGTTGTAAAGTGCATTTCTTTGGCTATTTCTTCTGGGATGCCGTAGATGTCAGCAAAATATATGCCCATCATTAAGCCATCCATGCTATCTAAACCAGACTCCTGTAAATTTTGGTTCATGTCAGTGACATCAATATAACTTTGGTGTGCTGGCCTAACCACTCTTGCTACCTTATTAAATAGTTCTAAAAAGTCCATTTTTTCTCCTGTGTTTGTGTTGGTTCACAATTAACCTACTTTCCAATTTGTTCCATCAGAGTACACCGGCACTTTGTTTGCTCCACCAGCGGCTACAGTTGTACCAAATGTAGTGACAGAAGAATCCGTTACAAACGCTCTAGCCCCAGTTCCGGAAGTTGCTGCGCTAGGTAAATTTGCCACCGTAAAAACTAAATTGGTAGCAGTTTGATTAACCAATTCCACAGCCACAGCATTTAATTGATTAAAATATAACCTAAGAACGTTCGTAAGTTGATTAAAGTATAACTTACTATAATCGTCTTTAGGAAGTGGTAAATTGGGGACTGCTGGCGTAACAATCTCTGTCACGTGTTACCTCTTCTACCATCAGGTCGAATGTCAATACGAGGAGCGCCTAGTTGCCACTGTTGACCAAGTTGATTGCCCTGTATCTTAAACGCCATTTGTCTACCACGGACTCGAACATAGATAGTTCCGGTGTACTGTTCTACCTGTACTGTTGAAGTCCTTGTAACCGTACCATAAGAATCACCGCCTTGCGATAGTGGATTATTGTAACCAGAGCCAGAGTTCTGTAATGGATACATAGTCATAGTTACGGACGGATTGTTAGTGGTAGAGCCACGGAAAGTTAAGTCAGGGAGAATCCTCCATATAAACCCAAAGTTATGTCCATCTTCAATATCAAACTCTGAAGATTGAATATACGAGTCAATTGCTACAGATGAAGTGCCTTCATTATTATCTACACCATATTCTTGATAAACAACATTTTTACTATACGTGGCGGCTAATGGGTACGTTCTTAAACCAGAATCTAACCAGAATGACCTATCCATTGTGCCGTAAAACCAAATGTTTTCAAGGTAATTAAACACAACATATTTGTTAACAGTAGTAGAACCATTAGAACAATAGAACCACCAGACCTCGTTAAAGCCTTCACTGGTTCCAGAAAATACCTGATAGTTTTGGTCTAAATCAATATCACTAAAAATATATTGTCTTAAATCGCAAGATAAGGTAGCAACGCTACCATCGTATTTATAAAACTTATCTCTACCCATCCAATACAAAACACCGGAAGCCAAGGCAACTGCACTTGGCCCCATAATAGATATATTGTCACCAAGTAATTGAGAACCCCAAATGGCTGGTGGTCCAAGATATTGCAACGAGTACACGGTTGAATCAGTAAATACTACAATTTCTTGCCGTACTTGCCATGCAGAATAAATCTCTGAGCCATGAGAAAGTCGTAAACTACCGGCCTGATTGGTGGCTGCTGGACTCCACATCGTAACTGACTCTTGGTCAGACCAACGAATTAACATGGGGTCTAATGCACTTGCTCCGTAATCATTACAACCAAAGGCAAAACAAAAACGAGAGGCATCTGAAACGCCAACGGATAAAACAATAGTTGGCACGTCTGATGCGCCATAAATAGTGGCTATATCTATCCCACGTACACCAACTCCATCTGTTGCTGTCCAGTAATACATTGCTCCACCTCTTGGAGCAAATATTAAATTTTCACCAAAGTTACTTTGTGACCACAATCTTAATTGAACGGGAGAGGCTACTCCAAACCCCCAAACCCCAGCACCCCAGCCACCAGAACCCCAGCCAATTAAAGGAATTTGTACCTCTGGGCCGGTTTGAATCTCAAACTGAGCGTAAGTGGTACCTGTGTAAGAACCGGTAGAAGTCGCATTGGTAGATGCTTGAATTGTAAAATTATTAGCATCAACCCTAGTTACTTGATAATTACCAAAAATAGTAACGCCATTAAACGTTACAGTTGGCGATAAAGTAACAAAATCTCCTGTAATACAACCGTTAGATGTGGCAAGAACATTGACCGTTGTAGATGCATTAGTTGTTGTATACGCATTGGTTAATGCAACAATATAGTAATAGTACTTAAATGTAACGCTACCACCCACACCGCTTCCGGTAGAGGTTGCTGCCGTGGTAACGGTAATAGTGTATGAATTGGCGGTAACTCTAGTTACTGTATGTTTGGCGTTTAATTGGGCTGCTGGGATGCCATTTACCGCTGAAACAACGTTAGTAATGAGCACATAATCGCCCGTTTGAACGTTAGAACCGGTATCATTTACGGTCACAATTGGAGAAGCATTGACCGTATCAAATGGATTATTAACTATATCCGTTGCTGTAGAGTACCTAATTGGCGTAATATCATTGTAATTACCACCCACTTCTAGGTAGTATTTTAGGTTAGTTCCTACAGCAAGGATGTTTAAACCTGTCAATGTAATCCAATTCCACATAGCCCGACATATACCAAGGAATGTAGAGGTAGATATTTGTTGCCAACCGCCTATTTTTTCTGGAGTTCCTTGCCGAAAGCGAACCTTATCACACTCATACCAACCGCCTTCAGTTGTGTATCTAGTATTTTCTCGGTTGACTCCCGGTTTAAATATGATTTTTTTAAGCGGCATACAACCGTGTTCCCTGCTTATCAATAATTAACGCCTGTTTTCTAGGTGCGTTATGAATTGAGTTAGGAATACTAATGTGAGTCCATCTATCAAACTCACGAATAATTTGGTCATAGCCTAGGTCAGATGCAAGCACCGTTTGAACAACCTCATTAGGGGTCATTCCAACTACCCGGATGTCGACAGCACAACCAACCCTGTGTTGACTAGAGTCTTTAGAACCCACAGCATCATTAACCAATTTACTACGGAAAGCACTATTAACAAAAATGGGTTTGCCCAATAGCGTTCTAACCAATTCAAGAAACTCTGCCAGACGTGTAAGATTAGCCAACTCAGCATCATTCGGAGTATTGTCAAATTCACGATGGTCTGTGTGCGTAAGTTCCTCAAGACTGAAATGTTCACTTAGTTGCATTTTTCTTCATATCCATGATTTTTTCAAGGGTTCTACCACCAAAATAGAATGACATAATTAACATCCCCCATTGACCTAATAACTCTACATAATTGTTATTTACTTCAATATCCCATGCACTCATCATAGCAAAGGTAGTATAAGTCATTAGGATAAATACCAGCGTCATTGGACGAATGTTCTTAGATAGCCAAGAGTCTGACATCATATCGGCTTGTAATCGTTTAGTCAGTTCTTGTTGTTCGCTTACATCTGCTTGTAACTGAGCCAACTCACCGTTCTGGGCTAGGGTTGCTAATTCTAACTGTGCCTTAGCCTTGGCTTCCGGGTCAGGGATTAACTTATCAATTAACTTACCGCCTATGTTTAGTATTGCGTCAAGTCCTAACATTATTTCCTCTTCTCTCGTTCTTCAAGCAACTGCACTTTAACCTGTAGTTGATGGATGTCTTTATAAACTTCTTCTTTAAGTCTATGCCTTGCTTCGGCAGACAAAGGTGAGTCAGTCGGTACATTTTCTTTAGTGATTAGTGCTGGCATCTGCCCTTCAATTTTAGTCAGCCGTGTAGAGAAATCCGACACTTGACCAAGTAGCCAAGCCAAACACGCTACAACAATTGGCAATACCGCTTTTAGAATGTCTTGAATGTTCATTTCTTATTCCAAAGTTCAAACAGCGTCTTCACTTTTTCTTCTAGGACAGACACTTTATTATCCATTTTGGCAAGCACAATAACAAGCGTTACAAACCCCACAAGCAGGGGCCAAATCTTTGCCAGTATGTCTACTGTTTCCATTGCTCCCCTTTAAGGGGGTTTCCCCCCGCCTTTACTGCACTGTCTCTTCAGGCACCTTTTCTATCGGAGCCACTAAAGACTGTTTTAACATATTAACAAATGCTTGTTTTCCCACATTGAGTTGGTCAAGATTAAACTGCGATGATGCCATTTTCCGACTTAAATCATCAATGTGATTAACCATCATTTGCTGCTCGTTGGTCATATCGTCTATCAAATACTCTACTTCATCAATAACTATGGCGGGCTTTTTTGTGTTTTCGCTCATGCTATTCTCCTAGGTTGTACTACGGTTTAAAAATCTATACGGCTGGTGTATTCCAAGGTAGCGGTGGAGTTACAACAGGAGGGTTGACTAAGTTAGCCAACTGATTTCCTACAGCCTCTTCTGTTGCGTCTTTATCTACACCGTTAGCCCAGCACCATCCTAGGACTTGTTCTTGCGTTAAGTCTGCGTAAGGTGTAAATGTGCCTTCAGGTGGTGCGAATGAACAAGTAGAGTATACAGAGGCGTTATAAGTGCCATCTGTCCCTGCACAAGTCCAATGTGCTGTAATTACAGTATCAGGATTAGTTTCTGTAGTAGAGCAGTCCATACAAGTAATTGTCCATGTATATACGTTTGCCATAATTAAACTCCCGTTCTTTCTGCTTGTTGTGCTTGATATGCAGTAATTATTTCTTGTGTCCATGCAACATTACAAATGTCTTGAACATTCTGTGGTTGTGCTGATACATCGCTAGATGGCGCAAAAGATGTACGATGATATTGTTTAGATATTTCGTTACCATCTTCCATAATTCTTGTTACTTCACGAACCAATACAGTTCCATATTCTGTTACTGTAATTTGGTCTACTACGATTTCTTTAGTTAATGCCATTTAAAAACTCCTTTTCTGATTAATGAATCCACATTAATTAACTAGTTTGATAAGTTAATGTTAAATATAAAGTACCTGCTTGCACGTTAGTAGTAAAAGCCGAACCATCTGCGTTTTGTAAATAAAAATAGTTATCAGCAGCATTTGAATCACCAACTGCTGTAATATTTTGTGCTGTTGATATTGATGTAACACTAAAATTACCAGCCGCTCCCATTGAACCTCTTGTCCCAGTAAAATTAAATGGTATTCCACTAACTAACCATACATTAGTACCTTGAGATGTAATGGAATTGATGGTGATAATTCCCCAAATTGTTATTACATTTCCAACTTTAGTATATCCACCTGAAACTGTAGTAGAAATAACAGGACTAACACTTGCTCGTGTAAGATTAGGTGTCCAAGTACCTTCTTCATAGTCATCTAGTGTGTTTGCGTTGGATGATGCTGATTGTGTTGCAGGGAACGTAATACCAGTACCAGATACAGGAGATGCACCTTGAAGGGAAACAGTCTGGTTGTACTGACCAATTTGAACTTGAGTATTGCCCTGTGTACTGTCTCGAAAAGCAAAACTACCACCCGTACCTAAACCGCTGGCTGTTGCTAAACTGCCCATATTCCAAATGCGACCACCTGAATCGGTGCTTGTAATTCTAACTAAAGTTTGGGCAGCGGACGACTCCACATCCAACTTACTAGATGGCGAACTGGTACCTATACCTACATTACCACTAGTATTTAAAGTAATCCTATCTTCTCCTACCGTGTTATCACGAATAATCCACGAAGTGCCTGTTGCTCGCATGGAATACGCTTTAGAATTAGTTGTGTTCTCAAGATAAACAGCAGGGGATATGGTGTCAGTTCCGCTAATGGTAAGTTTGAAAGAGCCTTGTGGACTACTTGTGCCTATACCTAAATTACCAATTGCGTCTAGTGTCATTGCTTGGGTAAAAGATGCTGTGTTTCCTGCCGTGCCTGATGGTGCTATAGCCCAACGATGTTCTCCGTTAAATTGAAGATAAAAAGAAGCATACCCATTAAATTTATATTTGTAATTTGTGCCGTCGTGGTAGGTGTTTGTTCCCATCGACACTACATTGGCGTTTGTTTGTCCATAAAAAAAAGATTGATTATCAGAGTCACCAAACTCCATAACTTTGTAATTGCTTCCCCAAGCACTAGGAGTAACTCCAAGACCTAGGATGCCTGATGCGTCAAGTCGCATCCGTTCTGTTAATGCTCCCGTAGTAACGGCTCTGGTACTAAATGCCATGTAAGCGCCGTCAGCAGTAGTAGCACCAGCAAATGCCCCGCTAATACGAGCAAGACCATTGTTGCTTGATGTTCCTGTAAATACCATTGCGGAACCAACATCAGCACCAACTGCTTGCGAATTGTTTAGCCACTCAACTTCTTGTATTCCTGCGCCAGATGTAGAAGCGTGTAATTTCACAGAAGGCGAAGTTGGCCCAATACCTAAATTCCCACTAGCATCTAGTGTCATTGCTTGGGTAAGTGTTATTAAGTTTCCTGCTGTGCCTGATGGTGCGTTGTACCATTGATGCTGACCACTACTTTGAAAATACAAACTTGCGTTACTTGTACCAATATATCTCCAACCTGTAGTGCTGTAATAACCATTAAGTGCAAGACCAGCACCATTTGCACCATCAGTTCTTCCAACTACAGAGCCAACACCTATTCCTGTGCCAATTTGAGAAGCCTTATAAACTGTTGTATCCCAAGCACTAGGAGTAACTCCAAGACCTAGGTTGCCTGATGTGCTAAAAGTAGCAGCAAGAATACCTGATGTAGTTATTGCTACAGGGAATGTTTGTAAAGTTCCGTAATATGCGTATCCTGTTGGGACTCCTTGTGCATTAGTTGAGCCTGAATCATTAAATCCAACAACAGTATTTGCTTTTCCTGTTGTTGTATTTGTTATATAAGCATCTGTTCCTTGTGCGTGCGTGCGAGTTAAACCAGTAGAAAAAGTACCCGCACCTGTAACACCAAAAGTAGAACCATCCCAAGTTAAATTAGCACTATCACTTAATAATCCACTAGCACCTGCAAATGTTACTCGACCAGATGTTAATGCAGTATCTTTAATACTTGCGGCTGTTAGAAATGAACCATCCCATGTCAAGTTAGCAGAGTCTGCCAACAACCCACTAGTAGAAGCAAAAGTAACACGACCACTTGTTAATCCTGAATCTGTAATAGAAGCAAAAACAGCAGCAGGGAAATAGTTGTCATTTTGTACCACATTGGTACCATCAACATAGACCGCACACTTAGAGCCATTAGGAATAGTGATTCCTGTACCTGCGGATGTCTTTACAACAATAGAAAACCCACCTGTCGTGTTGTTTTCTACAATATAGTTTTTATTTAATGTAGGTACAATTAAGTTTCTTGAAGCAGCATTGGTACCGGTACAGTTTAAGTAGACATTGCGATAATCTTGGCTGGCTACAGTATTAGTAGCGGTTAATGTAACGTCTGCGTTACTAAATGAAACAGTTACACGACCCACAATAGACTGTTCAAACACGTTAGAGAAGTTTGAATTAGTGGTTGTTCCCCAAACGCCAGATTGGTCGCCCGTTGCAATTAATTCTATTTTTAAATTTGATGAATATGTGCTCATAGTATTCCTATACCATTGTTATTTCTGTCCAATTTGGTAATTCCCCGTTGTTAATCTGCGCCCAATTAGCCGTTTGATTATTGTTAATCTCTTGCCAATAATAATATCCCAAATTACCTGCTTTTCCTACCGCATTAACACCTGTTAACGCTACCGTTATTCCACCGTTTGTTATCGTTCCTACTGCGCCTCGTCCAGCAACTCCGGTTATTGTTTGTCCCGGATATACAATACCAAGTAAACCTGATGCATTAACACCAGTTAATGGTACTGTTATTCCACCGTTTGTTACTGTACCTACTAAACCACTTGCATTTACACCGGCTAAAACTACACTAATAGTCTCTGTTATTGTTTCTATAACACCACTTGCAAGCACTCCAGTTAGTGGGGCTTCTTTTCCAACTCCTACAGAACCAACCTCACCGCCTGTAGAAACACCGGTTATAGGTACAGACTTACCACCAGTTACCGTTCCTACTGCACCAGAACCTAGAACGCCTGTAATTGTTACTTCTTTACCGTGCTCTACCGTTCCAGTTAAACCGCTTGCATTTACACCTGTTAGCGGTATGCTTATTCCTAGTGCTACTGTTCCTACAAATCCACTAGCAAATGTACCGTCTTCATTCTCATCTACACTTGCTACTACCGTTCCTATTGCACCACTAGCGCCAACACCGGTTAGCGCTATGGTGGTTGATGGTACTTCATCACCTAATAAACCAGTACCTACTACGCCAGTTAACTCAAGCGTTCCACCCCACCCGTTATCGCCCCACGCATTATCACCCCAGCCCAGAGCCATACATTACCTTAAGTTGTAGATAAGCGTACTAAAGCGGTTGTTGTCGTGTTTGATGGCATTGTTAAAGTAAAGTTACCGGCAGTAATTGTCTGCGAACCAAAGGTATATACAGCAACCGCCTTGTTAGACTGAGTTGAGTTATATAACAACATAGTGTCAAACGCAGTAGACAATGTTACTGTCGTGTAAACAATAGGAGCAGATGGTGTCCAGTACCCTACGCCAGCAGTTGTAGATGCATTTGTAGATGCTGGATTAGTTGCACCAGTTACCGCTACGCCACCAGCCGTATATCCTGTACCTGTTACTTCACCAGTAGCACTGTAAACCGTAGTTGACGCATTTAGCGTAGCAGATGCTAGATATAAAGCCGCTTTAAATGTATTTGCTGTGCTTGCAGTTTGCGCTGGATTAGCCGAACTAAAGTTATGGGTTGCACTTAACAGTTCCCCCAAAAACGAAGTACACATTGATTGAGTATTTGCCATAATTTATCCTATAGTTGCACCGACTAAATCGGTAAATGGTGAAGTTTTAAGGGTTACATGAGCAGAACGGTGGACTAGTTCACCATCTAGCCAATATTCTGTCCAAGTTGTGTACTCAATATCATTTTCAACTGAACCTTCTTTTTTCTCTAACAAAGAATCATCCATTTCGCCTTTGGTAGTGGTAACTAATGCCATATAACCCCCGTTTAAACTCTTATTAATGCGCTATCAGCAGAATTTGCTGGTAATGTCACTGTAAAACTGGACGTTGCAGTCTTATCAGCCCCAAAATTTAGTACTGCAATTGATTTGTTTCCTTGACTCTGATTGTAAATCAACGCACCCCTACAAGTAAAGGCTGCCCCAGTCCAAACAACGTTATTAAAACTCACATAAACAGTGGTTCCTGACGTGTTAATAGTTATATTTTGGCAAGGTTTGCCACCAGCAACATATCCAGTACCAACTACCTCTGCTAATGTTGTATACACCGTGGTATCAGCACCTAAATCTGCACTCCCAGTGTACAAAGCCATGTAAATAGTGTTTGTTGACAGGTTTTGCACACCTTGAAAGATGTTCTGTTTAAACGATGTGGTTATGGTTTGTGAAATCATGTGACTGGATACTTAGGAACGCCATCACGGAATGAATCGCCCTTCTCTTTGGCATCGCCAAGTTGTTTGAGAAGCATCATTGACTCGTCATATCGGGCTTTATACAAGGTAACAAGGTCTGGCTCACCCTTCATATAAGTAATTGCTTCCATTAATGTGCCATTTAGTAAGGCTGTATCAAAGTTATCACTTAACCAAGTATTACTAGCGGTAACAATTGACTGCGGATAGTAGAAATAATGTAACTCCATACGATAAACAGCGTTTGGAGTTGGCCCCAGAATGAAACTTAACTCATTTGGGAATGAATATTGTGGCCCAAATAGGGCGTAATATAGAGGCAAACCCGTATCATTCGGGCTTGGATAGCCTTCTCTAATAAAGTTTACATCTTTATTCAATAGGAATGTATACCTTTCTGTAGCCAAACCATAGTTTTCAATGACTGCTAAAGAAAACGAAGATAGATAATCATCAGGACAGGACAGATATTTGTTTGCTGGGGATGTAACACCAACTACATTCTTACGCAAAGACGGCAATTGAACAGAATTGTATATCTTCTGTTCCGCTTGCTGAATAAAACGGTTCATATCTACAGTCGGAAAGGTGTTTTCCGTATAATCTTGAACCGCTATAACTAAGTCTGCGTAGTTCATGTCAACCTTTAAGCCATTGGACCACGTGAGGTAAAGCCTTTTGTTGCTGCGCCATGCCCACGCTGTGCAATACCAGATGTTTTGACATCTTCTCTTGCTGGATTACCGGCACTCACTCTACGTGCTGGCATTCCCGGAGTAGTCTCTACGGCACTCATTGAGTTAGGGTCTGTTTGGTATCCAATCTTAACATTCTTCATGGCTTTACCGTCCATTGTGTGTGGTTGTGCATAGACTTTGGCATCGCCAACTTCTTTACCCATGACCTTTTTAGAAAATTTTCCCATTATCGACCTCTACCTGATGATTTTTGATTCATAGCACGAGCCAAATTACGTCCAACTTGTTTCATTTTCATGGATGTAACGCCAGCAGATTTCTTGCCGCCATTATCTCCCATGACCGTTGGTCCGGAGTTACCTAAATTTGTACCCTGTGTTTTACCTTTTTTAACAATTCCGTCTGCTGATTTAACGAAAGCCATGTTTAAACTCCTTATGTTGTTGATATTGTGACACTTGCCAACTGAAAGTTCAACACTAAATCGTTTGGTGTTAAACCTGCATCCGAGGCTCTGGAACCTCCTACTGGATTCCATCCCCACTGAAAAACTCTACTACCCTCTGCTTGATACCCTACGGCATCTATATTTGTACTATTTGTATCAATAATCTGTAAACCAGTGGTACCTGAAACTTGATAACTGGTATCTGGTCTTGGTTCCCGAACCGCTTGCGGGTCATTGACTGGATATAAACCTAACGATAACTGTGGTTGGTCTGGGTCCCAACACTCAGGGCACACTTTAATATTAAATAACTTGGTCTTAATAATCTCTTTTCGTAACTGCTTAAGCATGAACCGCTGACCACACCTATCGCACTCAGCAATTGAATACTTACCTGACGCATAATTGTTAGCCATACATTACCAAAACGTCTGTCGTGGAGCAAGTCGCAAGGACGCTTTCTCTCTATCTTCCTGCGAAGCAACTAGCCATTGTTCATCATAAGCCGCTTTTAACATTTGAGTTCTATCGCCAGTAGTTGGATTCTTTACCGATAAATGATAAGCCAAGCCAGCAACTAAACAAGGTAATAAACGGAACGGAATATCTTGAACACTAGTTCCTCCCCCAGCATCCTGTATCCTACGCATACGCCAATAGACCAATGTGTATGGACTGCCACCAGCACTAGCGGTAGGCCAGACGCTAACTGTTGGTAAGTTTTGATTGTATATTACCGCCCCTGCCGTATGAGCAGCGGCAGTGGTATTGTTTTGTCCACGAGCGCATAACTGAAGAATATTACCAACCACGCTAGTGTAATAAATAGTTTCAGAATCTATTTTGATATAACCGGAAGCGCCTAAATCAACCGTAGAACTGACTTCAATTGTAGTATCTGTAGCACTAATGTTAGCAGTTGTACCATTACCCACCAAAGTAGCAGTTGTGGCGTTAGTTTCCCCTGTTTGTCTATTAATAAATATCTGAATTGGAAAGCCTTGCGCTAGTTTATTAGGTATCTGTAGGTAAGATGTTTCAGAAATACGAGTAATACTAATATCACTCTGGTTTATAGTGCCTTGATTCCTACGCATAACATGGTCTAACAGGTCAATTGTATCTACCGGTAGTGGGTAACTAACCTGTCCGGTGACTAATTGAATCTCACCTTCTTCAATAGTCCACAGATTAATACCTCTGTTTGCCCACTCAATTGTCATTAAATTTAGGCTACGTCTAGCCGTGCGTAACTGGTAACCAGTACGCATTTCTATGCCACAACGCTCATAAGCCTCTTCTGCCATTTCATTAAATGGTAGATTAAACTCGGTTGTTCCTGACGTGTATGCCATTATCTATAACCTGCGGTTTTCTTTGCTATATTCTTTGGTTGTGCTACAAACTGCTTACCTTTTGCCTTACCGGCTCGTTTTGCTTTAGTAGTTGCAGCATACTCTTGAGGGCTTAAAGCATCAATAGCCTTTTTTGGCAAGTATCTCTCACCAGTTACAGATGATTTCTTACCTGACTTGGTAGTCCATTTCTGGTCTCCCCAGTTTTTTAAAGACTGTTGTGGCGCTTTCAATCTCTATATCCCCCGCCAGCGGCTTTATATTTCTTTGCTACTAACTGTGCTTTACGGGCTGACCACTGACCTGCACCCGTGCCTTGTGTTGCTGCGGATTTAACTTGAGAAACAATCCGTTTACGAAGACTTGGTTTGGTGTAATTACCAGCCGCATTTACTTTTCCACCCTTAGCAAATTCAGTAAAGTCCGTATCATCTCTACGGGCTTTCTTTTTACCATCCGGCATTTTGGATGGGTTTATATCACCCATCCCACGAGATGCTCTCATTAGCACATCTTTCCACGTGTTTTACCACGCTTGGCAATACCATCAGCAGACTTTACAAAACCACCATTAGCCATTTTTACAACCATAGCGCCACGCTTTGATTTCTTCTGAACAGAGTGTTCACCTTTAGAAGCAATACGTCCGCCTTTTTTCATTGGCATTGTTGGTGCTGGAGCAGCGGCTGGAGCCATTGGACGAGCCATTGTTGGCCTGCCTTGTAACTGTGGAGCAGCAACGTTTGGATTACCTTGTGGAGGAGGCATTCTTCCCGGAGGCATTGGACGTTTCTTAGCCATCATTGCAGCCGCACGTGGGTCAACTTGACCACCATCAGCATACTTCATCATACCGCCCTTTTTCAAGGCTAATTTAGTACCCTTACCACCTTTGTGCTCTTGAATATCATGCTGTCTAAAGGCTTTTTTAATCATGGCTTTGTCCTGAGACTTATCCATCTTCATGTCTTCTTTCATATCACTATGTTTCATCATTCCACCCTCTTTAAAAGTTTTGCCTTTATCGGCTTTTGCGAATTCCTGACCTACCGATTGTGGTACGCCAGCCTTTTTAGCAAATGCCTTGTTATGAGCAATTGCTTCCATAAAATTGTGCTGCTTTTTTGAACTACTTGGCATTTTTATCTGCTAATAAGTTGGTCAATTTTGTTTTCAAGTTTGTTAAACCTTGCGTCCATGTGTTCAACAATGCGTTCCACTTCTGCTTTAGTAACGTTATCACGAGCCACCTCTTCTCTTGTTTTGTTTAACAAAATACTAATACGTGCTAATTCTGCAAACTTTTCATTCATAATATATCCAATAACCGCCATAAAGATGGTCAGCCCACCAGTCCATAATTCCATTACATTTAACATTTCCATGCTCGTAACGATTTATTAATACGAGACTGTGGGTCTTTAGCCGTTTTCTCGCTGGTTAACTTCTTTTTCATACCTTCCATACGAGCACAGAATGATTTTTTTCTAGAACCGCCCTTTGGTTGAGGAGCCTTTAATCCCGGTTTATCCGGATTAGCAGCATTATATGAAGCCCTACCTTTGGCGTTTAAACCACCTTTAGGGTTCTTACCTTCCTTACGTGTCCATGCTGGTGTCTTCATGCTACATCCTTTTTAGTCTCAAGGGGGCGCAACATAGGGTATAGGTAGTCTTCTCCAAATGAACCTTCAAACTCATGAACGCCCATATGTCCTAATTTAATAGTTGGGTCTATCCATACCTCATAGCCATGCTCTCTAGCACGGTCACAGAATACATAATCTTCGCCTACATAACCGTCTGGCGTAGATTTAAAATCAAAGAATGAATACGACAAGCCGTCTTGTATTCTGTCGTCAATATATGCCCACTCAGGGTGGTTTTCTTTGAGTGTCTCAAAGACTTCTCTACGAATAACCATAAATGCCGTAGCAACTCGTTTAGCCCGTACTAGACCCATTGGATTCATATGCACGTTTTGGTCTTCATCTATGTCTAATGTAGAAATATAGACTTTACCTTTTTTACGAGCCACCGGAATGCCAGCAACAATACCTTTCTTTGGGTCACTGTTCCAAGCCAGTAACCGGAAGATGTCATTCGCATCAAAGTTAATATCAGCATCAATAAACATCAAGTCTGTACAGTCTGACTCTAGGAAATCATAAGCAATCAGGTTACGGGCACGAGACACAACAGAACAACCAGAGATATTACCAACCTGTATTTGGATGCCGTGTTTCTGAGCCTCTACGCAAAAATGAGCAAAAGAAATTGCCCATTTAGTAGTTACCTTGAAGTCGTAGGAGGGAATGCCAATCATGACTTTCCTTCCCGCCAAACTAAACGAGGCTGCTGCTTGGATTGGCTCTGTCATTTCTTACCCGTAAAAAATATTTGCTGCTGTTAAGTTTGATATATAACCATACACACCAGTATCTGCTCTTACACCTTCTCCGGGAATTATTGGAGAGTTGTTATACGAATCTCCAGCCGCTACATCATATGTCATTAGCCATTTGCCAGTTGAATAAATCATTGCAGCACCGGCAGTAATTGAACCAGAGTTAATATCGGTTATGGTAAAAGTACTAGATGTTAATACCGTGACAGCATAGTTTCCGTTGGTAGCAGTACCACCTGTACCAGCAGTAAAATCAATGCCAATAACTTGCCCATTGGCTAATCCATGCGCTGTTTGAGTTACCGTAACAGTTGTTGTAGAACGAGCATAAGTTCCCGTAGTTACAGGGGCTGTTAATGTATCAAATATAGTTAATTGACCAGCGGTAGCCGTACCAGTTAATGACACACCTTTAACACGAGTTGGCCCAACAACAAAAATCCCACTCGCATTTAAGTGCGCTTGTTTTACGTCATATTGCATACTCATCATTAATCTCCTAAGTTTTTAAACGGGGTTGCCCCCGTAGATTAATTTTGGGATGCAGTTGGGTTATTAGCCCCGTCAGAACCCAAAACTGCGTAAGAAATAATAATAGTTGCAGCACCAGTAGTTAATGAAGTACCAGCCAATGTGTAGGTAACAATAGCATCAGTAGAGCCAACGTTTAACCAACCACCGGGAGTGGTTGCATTAGCACCCAAAGCCACAGAACCAACAGAAGTAACTGTACCAGTAGTCGTAAAATCAACAGCGCCAATACTTAATTTACAAGTAGTTGCAGCACTAAATACGGTAGAAGTAACAACTTTAACGTCAGTTACTAAAGCGCCAGCAGGTAGCACAAATGCTGTACCGGTTAGGGTACCAAAAACAACTTGAACTTCTTGGGCAACAACAGTTGCGCCCATGTTGCGAATAGTTCCAGCAGTTGTACCAGTAGTGTTTTTAACAGTCCCTAATAACCAAGGACCTAGGTGAGTAGCGAAACCCATATGATTTTCCTTTATGCAAAAGTCCCTATGCCATCTTTGCATCGTCCGCTGGGGCGGTTGGCATAAGTAAAAATACCCAGTTGTCTATTTATACACGCAATTTAAACGGCTTGCAATCTTTTTTTATAATAAAAAACCCCGCCTTGTGAGCGGGGTCTTTGTCAAACTAAAGAGATTACGCTCCTGCGCTTCCGTACATACCTAGTGGGTCAGACCAACCAAACGAATAACGCTCACGAGACTTGTAACGAACGTTACCAGTATCGAAGTCACCGTCCATTGAGTTGCTTAACGGAGTACGCACAAAGTGCTTCATACCGTTAGGAACGTCAGTGGTTAGGAACCAAGCATTGGTATCTGTTAAGAAGTTGTTAACTGTGTAACCTTCTGATACAGAACCATTGTTCTTGATAGCGTTGATGTCGTTATCAGTTGTACCAACACGTAATTCAGTTTCTAGCAAACGAGTTGCTACGAACTGGAGTGATGGAGGAACAACCAATTTACAAGGTTTAGCGGCAATTAACAGACCACGCTCATCCGTCCATGCTGCAATTTGAATAACTGCGGCTTCTAAAGAAGTCTCATTCAAGTCGGCAGCGGTTGTAGGAATGTTGCTGTTAGTACCACCGGAAACCAACGGATGACTGGCAGAGAACAGAGGTACACCATCACCACCGTAATAAGCGGCAGAGTTAGTGAAGCCGTTATTCAATACAGCAGCCGCCTTTACCTGCTTGGTATAAGCCATTGCACGAGCCAATGCCTTCGTATAACGAGCCGATAGGCTGTCATATAAGTTGTCTTCAATTGCCTCTTCAGTGAGAGAAAATCCAAGAGCAATGGTTTCATGGTTATAGCGGGCTGTAAATGCCTCTTGTGCATTGTCGTAACGAATAGCGGAGCCTTCGTTTTTAACAGGAGCAGCAGAGAAGCCTGACAGTTTTGTTTCTTCTTCGAACGAACGCTCAGATGATTCAGTTTCATAAATCTCTTTATGTTGCTGTCCATACGTTGCGTACTCAAGGCCAAACAATGCGTTTAAGCCGGGGAGCAGTTCTTTTAGTAGTTGTGCACGAGAAATAGCCATTTAATTGCTCCTTTAAGCAGCGGTTACAACGTTAGTGGCTGATGTATATGTGTGAACGCCAAAGTTGAATTTGACAATCACTTCAGTATACGAACCAGAAGCGTTAACGGTCTCTGGAACAACGTCAACGATACGGAAAGGTAAAGTTGTTGTAGAACCAGTTGAGTTATAAACACCTTCTTTAGAATCGCCAGAAGTTGTGCTACCAGCAGTTAAGAAGAAAGCAACGTTTTGACCAACAGCCGCACGGGTTAAACCGCTGATTGCTGTGCTAGTTGAGAGAACTGCTACTTTAAATAAAGCATCAGGGTCATCACAAACATAAGCAACAATATCAGATGCCACAGTACCACCGGGGTAGTATTGTGTTTGCAAAAATTGGGAAGTTGTTGGGTTTGTGAATGCACAACCCAAGAAAATACCAACTGCGTCAGTTGCTGAAGTAGTACCTGTGGCTGCACGGGACAAAGTTCCGCCAGTGTTCAGACGCACGACATCACCATAAAATATGGAAGTGCCAGAGCCGGAAGCAATGGGGATTTGACGAGTGGAACCAGCAAATACCTGACCACCAATCAGATTGATTGGTTGGAACCCATAAGGTCCTGCTACGGTAGGATATGCCATTTAAGACTCCATAAAAAGTTAATTTACTTTACCAAAACTAGTCGTTGATTTTCTCTCTCTAAAGAGAGGCATCTTCGGGTCGCTTTGACTCATAAAACTATTGTCTACAGCATCCGTTTGAGCCTGTGTTTGTTTAGCATAATATGCATTACGCTGTTCAACAAACTCTTCTGGAGTTTTGCAAAGCAATAATCCACCAACCTCAATGTTGTCTTTAAAACGACTATTGGGGTCGATTAGCAGTTGGAACTGCGGTTGTTCTTCAACTTTGACTGGCTCCCAACCTTCTCTCAGTTTTCCTGAAAGGTTACGTGGGTCAGCAACATTTAAGTTGGAGACACGAATCCATCTGTACCTATATCCCGGTTCTTTGTCAGGTTCTGGCAAAAGTTCTGGCGGACTCCACTGCTTAGGGCGTTCTACCATTGCACGGGTATTTAGTTCACGGGGTGTTCTGTTGGCTGTCATATTAAGACTCCATTTTTAATGCTGCTTGAGCATATTGCTCATTGGTTAAACCAAGTTTCTTCGCAATGCTCTGCTGTGACGTAGTCAAGCGAATCTTCTTGGAGGATGTGCTACGGGTAGCGGGTGCCACAACCGTGCTTGGTCTTGTAGAGCGTTCGCTCTTTTCTTCTGTGTCGGTCTCAAATTTCTCTGGGAACCGTCTTTGTATTGTTTCATCAATACGTCTGTAATACTCTTTGGATGATACTACAACGCCTTCCTTTTTGAGTTTTTCATGTAAACCCAAAGCCAATGATGTCATTTCATCATCTTCACCAAACCAAGTATTCCGAGACTGCCAGTTTACTGCGGTTGGGTCAGGAGGTGGTGCGGTCACCCTTGGACTCATTTGTACAGGAGTTTCATCAACTTGTAAAGGGGTAGACCTAAAATTCTTTACTTTGTCGTTTTTCATCGAAACTTCAGTCATTTTCTGCTGGGCTTCAATGATTTTGTCGGTATCGCCAGTTTCGTAGGCTTCCCGATAGTTTCTCTTGGCTTGCTCCATTTCTAATTCAACTGTTTTAGAGACTGATAACAAGATACTCTTCTCATTATCGTTTGCTAATCGTTTGAGATTTTTATTCTCTTCCATTAACCGCTGGGCAATGTTAATTGCCTCTTGCTGCTCCCGATAGGCACGTTCTTTCTCACGCCTTTCGTCATTTGCTAACTTTTTCATCTGCAAAAGTTTGTTTTTAACCTTGGCAGAGTAGTCCGTTAACTCATCTTCGTACAATTCCTCACGAACATTGTCCGGTAGGGGGCTTTTATTCCTGTCTTGTTCGGGTGTATCGTCCTCAATTTCAATTTCTACGTTGGAATCTTCGGTAACCACCTCTACTTTTGTCTCTTTTTCCACCTCATCGGGGAATCGATACTCTTGCTTATCAAAATCAGCCATGTTTAAACTCCTTATTTGCGTTTAATTCCTCTAGGGTCGTCTACTGTACCTTCAACCGAGTCGTCATTTATCATGCGAAAGTCCTTACCATGAATAACAAGGCGTGAACCTGCATTGGGACGTACTAAGATGAAGTCGCCTTCTTTACACCACGCTCCAGAGGGGAAACGTGTTGGGTCTTTATAGCAATCTGGGCCAATTGCTACAACAAAAAGGACAGTAGTGAGCATTTCTTCAAACTGAATCGTGCTATCTGCTTTAACAATACCACTTTCATACTCTGCTTCTATCTCAGGAATAGCACATAGGATGTGGTATCCGCTGGGTCTTGGCAGTTGTTTTGCTTTTTCTTCTGCTGGTTTACTAATTGAGCCAATAATTATCGGTTTGTCTGGATTGGTCGCCAGTAGGATGTCACTCGTCATCAGATTCCTCTATGTTTTTGCGTAGGTCTAGGATGTTTAAACGGGCGGTAAGGAGACCTTTTACTTCACCGACCATTGCTCTGTATTCAACGTAGTCTTTGGCGGAACCGCTACCAAGTGCTTCTTGAATTTGTGCCACTTTGTCATCCAGTTTTTCAACCAAATGTTTTAATACTTTGTCTTCACTCATTAATTTCCTTTATTAAGTTGAGCATTAGCCTTGGCTATATCTGCCCCAATTCGTAATCTTTCGAGTTCCGTTTTGGTAGCATTCTGAGCGTTGGCTTTGTCCATATCTGCCTGTATCCGCATGGAAGATGACTGCGCTTCAGACTGAATACGCATCGCATCGGTGTTGGCTTGTGACTGGATACGTTGTTGCTCGGTCTGAATCTGTGCCATTCTGGCTTGCATATCCGCTTGGTCTTTTTGCATCTTGCGCTGGGCATCTTGCATTTTGATTTGCAATTCTTGCTGTTGCATTTGTACCAAGGGGTCTTTTGCTTGCTCTTCGGATTTCTTCTGGGCTTCCTGTCCTTTGTGGATTTCTAGCAGTTGTTGGCTGGCTATTGCCACTAAGCGAGACAGTTCAACCTCCACACTTTCCGGTAGCGGTGCGTCTGGAGCCGGTAAGGTAACGCCCATTTGTTTCTCAATTTGCGAACGATACTGGAATCCTAAGTGTTCAGCCATGTGCGCTTGGAGTGCCGCCATAATCTGATTGGCTTGGGGATTCTGTCCAATAGTCTTAGTAACCACAGGGTCGGTCATAAATGCTTGGTGCGCTGCAATATGGGCATCGTGGTCTTGATAGATAAAGGCCTTCATTGGCTTACCGTTAACCGCATTCATGTTTTCACTGATTGGGTCTAGCGGGAATTCATCGTCATCTAGTTTGACTAACTTGGCAGCGTTTTTAATTCCTAAGACTTCTAGCATCTGACGATGCAGATACTTCATGTCATAGATTTGCGGGGCTGTTTGCGCCAGTTGTATAACGGCTTGGTATTGGACCACTTTCTGCGAAAGAGTAGCAGCGTTCGGGTCTGACACGGGAATAACATCGACCATATCATAGTCGGACTTTTTAGCCTGTCTATCGCCTTCGATAGGTTCATATGAGTAATCCTCCGGTGTGTAATCAGCAATAATGGTTTTTAATAAACGCAACTCTTGTTTTAAAGAATAATGAATTCTTGCCTGTACCGCAGACATCACCTTCATGGTTCTTTCTAGAATTGCTAGGGTAGTACCGACTGGTGAGTTAGCCGACATGTCCGATACTTGTATATCGGCTGCTCCGGCAAACCTACGACCCTCTTCAACAATGGTACCCAGTAACGACATGAGAACCTGACTTGGTTCTTTGTACGGCAGGGTCATAATGTTATCTTTAATGGTTCCTGACGGAACATCCACATCACGGAACTCGGCTGGCGCTATCGGTGTATCGTCTCCTTTTACTCGCAAGCCACGGGTTTTAAAGCCACCCGGCAAGTTGGATAATGTGCCTGCGTCCACCAGTTGACGTATAAGGGAAGTACCAGACTTGGCAAAAGCACCAACAAGATGGATAAGACCAAAACAATAGAAACCAAAGCCCGGAACGTAGCCATAGTGCACAAAGTGCTGACGCTTTTGGAATGTTTTATCCTCTTCATTCCAGTTTCTACGAATTGATAAACACTTATTACTGCCCTTTTCAATCGTGACCACATACGGCAAAGCAATGCCAGTAGGCTCGTCATCTTTATCTTTATGTTCATAACCTTCCAAATCTAAATTGACATGCATTTCTAACAGTTTGTATCTGTCATCGGATGTAGCCCGAAAGCCCATCTTTTCTGCTATCTTTTTTTCTACTTCATCAAGCGTGTTGTTGGGTTCGCCTAATTCAATATCATCATAGAATCCAGCCACTTGCAGTCGTCTTACTTCGTTTTCAGTCTTTCGCATGACGTGGGTAATCCTATCAGCGGTCTCTAAATTAGAAGCCCCATAAGGTACCACGACATCTTCTGCGGGAATAAAAATAGATACTTGGCGTTCCATGTTTGGGTCGTAGTAGACCTTTTTAAACGCATTACCTGCTAGACCTAAACCCCATAACATCCGTTCAGTTTCCGGTCTAAACTCGGTCATGACATCGGTAATCTGGTAGTTCATGTCAGCCTGTACACGAACCGCTGCTTCTTTCTTCTCTGGCGTTTCCTTACCAATAATCTCAGTCTTAACCGGACCAGAGGCTGGCATGATTTCCATGATGGTTTCTGCTTGAAACTTAACCAAGGCTTCAGATAGTAGGGGGTGATAGACTCCACAGGCACCGGGCCACGGGTCGGTTCTTTCTTCAATCTTCATACCGAGGAGTTCTAAGCCATCAACATAGGTTTGCATCCAATCCCTACGGGAGGCTACATCATCTTCATAGTCGGACATTAATTCATTAATTACGTCCTCAACTACGCTCTCATCAAGGAATTCTACAAGATTGGAATCAAAGGCTTCCTCTCTGTCGTCACCCGGAGTGATTTCAATTTCAATACCATCGAGGCCAATAATGACGGATTCGGGGTCAACAATCTCAATTTCAATATCTGGGGTCTCGGTGTCTAGAGAATCTAATCCGAGAGGTGCTTGGTATAGACTTTTATCAATCATCATTATCCTTAGTAGTACGTTACTTTGCGTTTAAACACCGTAGGCTCATCTTCTTCATCGCTGTGCAGCCGAATGAAACCTCCTTGCCGGAACCGTAATAAAGCCTGACTGGTTGAGTCAACAAGGTCATCGTGGTCGCCATTTGGGAATGACGCACACTCTTCCATGACTTCATCAGCCCAACGAGTTTCTGGACACCATACCAAACCAGAGGCAAATAAATCAGATATAGCGTTTACACGGGCTATCTTATCATTTCCTTTGCTTGGTGTATATTCAGAAATAGGAATTCCCATTCTTCTTAATTCATAAATTAAGGGAGCACCTGCCGCCTTTTTTTCTACAATCAGGGTATCCGGCTCCCATTCTTTCCACTGCTCCATCGCCTTAGTCTTTAATTCTGGGAACTCTAACCGTTCTTTAATAGCATCTAATAGAATGATATTGGCTACCGGATTACCCTTGTTATTAGGTTGGTAGAAGATGCCCCATGTGGTACAGGCACTGTAGTCAGCCCTGTTGTTTTTTTCAAAAGCCGTATCCCATGACTGGATAATGTAGTCACAGTCTGGTATGCGGTCTTCTTCCCAGCGCTGCCACATTTCTCTTTTAATGATAGCGCCCTCTTCTGAGGTGGGATTCTGTTGATACTGGGCTTCCCATTTACCAACCGGCAGTTCAGCCTTAATGGCTTCTAATTCTTCTTGTGACCAGAACTCAGGCCATAAGGGTTTACCACTAGGCATGAGAGCAGGGAACTCAATCACCTCCCAGTCGTCCCCTTCTCTTTTAGATGCACTTTTAACAATTTGTCCCGTTAAGTCCTTTTTAGACCACCTTGTCATCACAATAATGATGGCACCGCCCGGTTGGAGTCGCTGTCGTGGGCCAGAGTTATACCATTCAAAAACCCTATCATAGACATTAGCCGTGCCTTGCATGGCTTCTTGCTCGGAGTGTGGGTCATCAATAATGAGAACGTCCGCACCCTTACCGGTAACTGCTCCTCCAACGCCAATCGCAAAATAATCACCGCCTTTGTTGGTGTTCCATCGTCCGGCTGCTTTACTGTCGCTAGACAGTTTGGTGGGAAATATGGCTTGATAATCGCTGGTGGCAACCAGATTCCTCACTTTACGACCAAAGCCCACTGCTAGTTCTGCGGTGTGGGCGGTCTGAATTATTTTTTTTTCAGGAAACTTACCGAGGTACCAAGCGGGAAACAGAAAAGAGGCAAACTCAGACTTGGTGTGCCTAGGCGGCATATTGATAATTAACCGTTTAAGCGAACCTTCAGCCACTCTTTCAAATGCTTCCGCCATGTCTTTGTGGTGTTTACCAGCAATAAAGGCTGACCACATGTCCTTGACAAACGGCATGAAGTTATTACGACAGCGTTCCTTCTTATCCTCAGCAAAGATAGCGTGTATCTTTGGTATATCTTTATGATTGGCAGGAAGAATATCTAACAACTTCCTGTAATCACTAACCTCTTTCTGAGTTAATAGAGTCATTAAAGATTCACAACGTGCTTCACTGAGTTATCTATCACCTTCATGGAACGAACCATATGAGGTCTTATCTGAAGTAAACCCTTCTCACGAAGAGTGTGGACATGCCGATGAATATTTGACTTAGAGGTCATTCCTAGACCTTGAGCAATCTCGGAGTACGAAGGAGCAAACCCCTTGAGTTTTAAGAACATCTGGATGAAGTCATATACAAGTTTCTGTTTTTCTGTCATTTTCTTCCTCTATGAGTTTATTTAACGCCATCACTAAATCTTTCATTTCTTCGAGTGACAATTCAGAACACTCTTGGAGTACCTGTACATATCTCAGATTCATACGAACCTCTGTAAGAACACTGGAGTCTTCTCTCCTACCCACGAACCAACCATATTGAACTGATACCAATCCCAAGCATCCTGCTCGTCCATGCCTTGTTTCATTAATATCTCTATAACTTTATCTAAGTCATAACAAACTACCTCTAAACCAATCCTCTCAACGACACCTATAATCGCATCGTCATAACCGTCCATCGTCATGACATCTGGATACTCTTCCTTTAACCTTTTCATTTACGCCCCCTTAAACGATTTAACAAATTGTTTGTCTTCTTACGTGCCTCTTCTTCCATGACTCTTCGTTTGACATAATTCATCACGTCCAACAACTGATTCATGTCAGTCTTAATCAACTTATCTAACTCTAGATACAGTTCATCTTTTGTCAAAATATATATACCCCCCTACGAACAAACCAGAAACGTTACTAGGGGTATTCTATACGAACGTTTAAACATTGTCTATCGGAAAAAATAACACCCCCTACCCCCATGTTTCACGTGGAACAGAACGTTCGCAGTCAGTAGGGAATAGTGGGATAATGTGGAAAATAGAGCGTATAGGCGTGGGCGGGGGGCATGCGCCATAGGGGCGGGTGGGGGAGTGGTGGGTCATCGCTAGGCCACATCGCATCGCATCAAGGCGTTTAAACAACGTCAATGCGTCTTCGACTGACTTCGATTATGTGAGTCGAGTAATGCAAGTGATGACTCCAGTTCTTTCTTCAATGAATCGACATTCACTTCCTCTATCTTGCTTTCTAATTTATCTGTAAACATGCCAATCGCTCGTCCCATTAGTTCGAGTGATTTGAGTCTGTTCGACAGTTGTGCCTTGTCATTGTTCGCATGCTTATAGAGTTCGTTCATGATGTGTCTTCGAGTCGCTGACTGGTCTGCTATGACATTTTCTTTTAGGCTATTCCAAAACGACTGTAAGAGGTTAGTTATCCTTGGGTCTTTTAATAGTCGGTTCGCCTCACTACAAATACTCGCCTCAGCCATGTTAGAACAGTCGTAGGCAGTACGATACGCATCGTTGGGACTCATACCCTTTACGACATTACTTGCAAACGCTTGCATCTTTCCGGTGATTCTCTTTTCTTTACCTGACTTTGTGAGTAGTTCTTCTTTATGCACTCCATGAGGTAAACCATTTCTCTTTGTCTTTACGTCTATAGCATCAACCGCAGACCGTATCACTTCGTTATGCTCTCCCACCTCTTTCGTGAGTGCCTCGTTCGCTCTCGTAAGGCACTCGCTTAATCCAGTAGCACTATCAATCTTTTTATCATCGTTCATCTTCTTTTATCCTTTCCACTACCCTTAAATTATTTCTACACATTGTGAGCGTTTAAACATCTACTTGCAAGCACGTTCGTGGTGTGTTCGTTTACTACCCACTACACTCTCACTCCTAGTGTTCCTATCCCTACATTACCTTAACGCCAATGAGTCTGTTTCACTTCGTTGTCATCCCCTCTTCGATGCGTTTAAACGAGCATCATTTTTGCGCTAACCGGCTAACGCAAATACACCACGTAACATCATTCAATCGCTATCCTATTTTCATGTATCGTTCGCTACAATGTAGCATTCACTACATCAAATAATTGCCTATTTTTTAAGCACCAAGCACTTTCTCAGCCGTATCGTGTATCTTTTTTGCACACTCATAAATCATTGATTTCATTCAAGAACCAGTCAATTCATATAAAGCCAAAATAATTTATTTTTAAATATATTTGACGAGTGTTTAAACATCTGTGCTAGTATTGAGTCTGTTTCGGTGATAGCACATATCGAAACCAGTAAAAGGGCTTTATCAGATTTTGTCGGGAAACGTTGAAACACCGCTAGTACATGGGTTCAATATATTCGAAACGGTAACACCTCGTAAGAGACCAGTTACTTACCAAGACAAAGCGTTCTAGTCTGTTTTAAAAGCGGTGAGAAACCACCGACACATGCGAGCCGAGAGTGTGGATAAATAAATGCGGTAGTCAGATGATGCCAGTCAGACTTAAAACGAGGGCAGTCAATATGAGGACTTAAAACTCTACGTCAAAGGCTAGTAGGCTCTGCCCCTTGGATTAGGAACAGGCAACCGAACGAGATGCGAGGACGAGAACTATGACTCACGAGACCGACTAATCGTGACGAGTTGACACAGTCCGTAGCGATACGTGTTCTTTCCGATGTGCGAACCGAGAGCATCGATAAATAAATGCGGTTATACGTGCGATTGCAGAGCGTAGAAAAATAATTGGCACTCATACGAGATTGAATCTCATAGGGCACTGCATACCAGTGCTCTAGAGGATGCAATATCGCATCACTTAATTGGAGGTTTTATGAACAACTATACCGCAGTAGGAATTGCAGAGGGTTTCATTGATGCCGACTCTGAAGAACAAATTTTAGAGGCGTGGCAACACCTCGTTGATACCGGTCTCGCTTGGAGTTTGCAAGGTTGGTTCGGACGTACTGCTCACGAGTTAATCGAGCGTGGTCTCATTCATCAAACTAAGGAGGCATCATGAAACGATTACTAGAAGTTGCTATTACTGTTGTAAGTGTGGTGCTATTAACTGCGCTCATTGTTGTTGGTGTACTGGACTGGACTGGCGGTTGCGGTGAAACATTCGTGCATGCGGATGGAACACGTCATGCCGGTGATTGTATTGGACGTGAAATTTTAAAAGGAGTTTTTAAATGAGTACAAGAGAAGATTGGCTTAATCAAGCAGTAGACGAATTGAGACCGGTGTTCGATGCCAGTGGTTACCCACTGCCTGACAACATTCGTGTGTCGTGTGGTAATCCATCACGCAACGCAAGGTCTGCTAATCGTGCGGTGGGTGAGTGGCACTCTGCCAAGTCATCCAGTGACAACACGCATGAGATTTTTGTTTCACCGGTAATTGCAGACCCACACGAAGTCTTTGGGGTGCTCGTGCATGAGTTGGCGCACAGTGCTACCGATGGTGATGGTCATCGTGGTAGGTTTCCTAAATGTGTACGCAAATTACACCTTGAGGGTAAGCCGACACACACCAAGGTTGGCGTTCGTTTTCAGCAAGAATTTAGTGCACTCATTGAATCACTTGGTGAGTACCCACACGCTCCTCTCAACCTTGGCATTGACCGAAAGGTACAAGGCACTCGCAACCTGAGAGCCACGTGCCCATCGTGTGGATTCTTGATTCACTTAACACGCAAGTGGGCTTATACGACAGATGCGAACGGTAACGAAGTTCCTAATCTGCCTATCTGCCCGAATGACAATTCCAGTTTTATTCTTTCTTAATTTTTGGAGGCTACCAAATGAATATCAAATTAGAAATATCGAAGTTACCCCATGCAGTACTAAACACCATCCTACTTGCCAACGGTCTTGCCGTTGAGCCAAAGAAGAGCAACGCAATCACGCTCGTGGATGGTCTCGTAGCCGGTGGCTACATTACCTTGGAAGATGCATGCAACACCAAGGCAAATGCAGTCACCAACGCAAGCAGTGAGGTTCGCATACCGGATGACATTAAGCAGAGTATCGTGAATGCTCAGGCTGAGATTGTCAAGGCAACCGATAGCGTTGAGCGTGTTCGTGATGTTGCTAATCGCTTGCTCGATGAGAGTCTTAAGAAAGAGGCAATTAACGCTCGGAAGTTTGAAGACTTATCTACTCGTTTAAACAATGAGTTGAAAGTTGTCCAAGGCGTTGACTACTCCAAGGTGAGCGTAGAGATTCGTGCACAGGTAACGAAGTTGTTTGAGTCGTTCCGGCAATCTACGCCTGTCGAAGAGTTGACCACTGTTGCGAACGCTCTGCCGGTGTTTGAACGCAAGCAGATTAAAGATGTGTTTGTGAATGTTGTACTGGAGTACGAGCACGAGGGCAACACGATTGCTTTTGGTGATAACTTTATCGATGTGTGGAATGACCCTCTTGCTCCGGCACGTGTGGATGATTACATTTTCGATGCAAAGAATCTCCATCAAACTTTATGCGCTCTCGATGATTCACTACCGGACAACGTGTGGCTTGCCGGTGAACGTGGTACAGGCAAGACAGAGTTTGTCACACAAGTTGCATCACGTCTTGGGCGTAGGTTGTTTAAGGTTTCATTCGATGAGGCTATCGAACGTGCCGACTTCATCGGTGCTGACAAAATCAGAACAGATGATAAAGGTGTTGCCCAGTGTGTGTTTGTCGAGGGGATTATCTCCAAGGCAATTCAACAGTGCGGTGCTATCGTCTTGCTCGATGAGTTGGGCTTTGCTAGAGCGCAGTCACTTGCCTCGTTGCATCCAGTGTTAGAGAAGTCACCACATCGTGCTATCACAATCAGTGATACTGGCTTACGTATTCCGGTTGCATCGCATGTAGTATTTTTCTGCGCTGATAACTCGAACGGTCATGGCGATGAGTCGGGTAACTTCCAAGGTGTTCGTCAACAGAACAGTGCGTTCATTGACAGGTTCAGTTACACGTTGCAGTTTAACTATCTGCCACACAAGGAAGAGGTTGCATTACTCTGCTCTCGTACTGGCATACCACACGATGCATCTAACCTGTTAGTGAAGTTTGCTAACACTGCTCGTGAGAAAGCAAGAGCCGGTCTTCTTACTCAGCCTCCATCGCTACGCCAGTTATTAGCGTGGGCACGTTCGATTAAGAAAGGCATCCCAGTAGCAATCGCATTCGATAGCGCAATCATTAATAAGTTTCCTAGTGATTGTGAGGCAGAGTTGCGAGGCATCTTTAGTGCAGTCATCGACACGCACAAACTGCAATCTTACTTATCCAAATAGGAGGTGTTATGTTAGGTATCAATGTTAAACGTGGCGTTGCCACAACCCTTGAGCGTGTGCTTAATTCAAGCGGTGACCGTTTCAATAAACTAGAAGTATTTTGGAACGGTACTACTGCCGGAATTAATTTCAAACGTTCTAAGAATCGCATCGATGCGAAGTTTATTTTCCCATCCATCGATGAGACCAAGACCATCCCCAACGATGTTTTCAACAATCTAATCGGGTACTCACTGCATGAGTTGGGTCATGCTTGGTATACCGACAACGAGCCTTGGGACTTTGTGCGTGACACACAGGTCAAGTTTGTTAACAACCTCGTGAACGGTCTTGAAGACCCACGCATCGAGCAGTTAGTCATCGACTCAGGACGTGCGCCAAACAGTCGTGCGCTCTTTGAGAATTTGCTTAACTCGATTCTCAATCGTGATGGGTACGTGAGTGGTAAGGATAAGAAAAATATTCCTTTCCTACTCGCAGTTGAGGGTAGACGTTTAAACGGTTACAACATCAATGTGCCTAGCATCGTTGACGATTCACCGTATGCGGTTCATTTGCACTGGGCTTTGCAGTCTGCACGTCTTGCAAAGAATACTCAGCGCATCGCTGACATTGCAGTCGAGTTGTACAACCGTATCAAGGAGCAAGACAAGCAACGCAAGCAAGATGAGCAAGAAGAGCAAGACGATGGCAATCCTAGTGACAAGCCTACTAACCCTAGCGACAAACCCAGTGACAAGCCTAGCGACAAGCAAGGTGACGAGGAGGGTGGCGAAGAGGGTGACGAGGAGGGTGAGGGTGGCAACAAGCCTAGCGACAAGCCAAGCAATGAGCAAGGCGAAGAAGAGGGCGAAGAAGATGGCGAAGAGGATGGTAACGGTAGCGGTCATGGCGATGAGGGCTTTGATGGTGGACGTGATGTAGAACCTAGCACGTTCATTGAGGGCGAGTTAGGTAAGCACTCATCCACCGTTGATAAAGATGCGCCAAGACCGAGTTTTGGTAAACCTCGATTTGAAACTTTTAATTGGAGATAACATGGAACTCAATAAAGATTATTGTCAGATAAATTTTTCTGCAATCTATAACTCAAACCCGAACGGACTGGGTGCAACACGTGCAAGCCTGTTGCGCTTACTGCGCTCACTCGATTTAGTTGGATGGAATTCATACGAGGAGTCAGGACGTTTAGACCGTAAGGCGTTTACACGCTTTGCCACCGGTAGCAACGCAGTGTTTAGCAAGCGCACCTACGTTGAGGCAGAGAAGTCTGCGGTCTCTATCCTGATTGACTGCTCAGGTTCTATGGACGTTGATGGGCGTATTCAATGCGCTGAGGTTGTGACGATTCAACTTGCAAAGATTTTAGATAAAGCCAATGTTGATTTTCAAGTCAACGGATTCTTTGGTGATACCTTTCGTAACAAGGTGGAGGCCACTGGTGCTACTACCAGTGACACGTTGTTTCGTCAGGAGTACCCAACGTTCGTACCGTTCAAGACGTGGGGTGAGTCAGTGCAGAAAGCCTCTGCGAAGTTAGGTTCTATTCGACACTGGGCGCAGTCTTCAACGCCTGATTATTCCTCCATTGCAATCACGATAGAGGAGTTAGCAAAACGTCCTGAGAGTCGTAGGATTTTGTTTCTAGTTACCGATGCCGGAGGGTACGAGCAGTCGCACATGAAACATCTACAGAAACTTGCTGACAAGTTAGGTGTGAAGATTATCGCAATCGGTATCGGTAACACTGAGGTCAAGCAATGTTTCAAAGCCAGTGAGGACGTTGTCAATCTAGACGGTCTCGCATCCGCATCATTCAACAAACTACTCAAAGAGTTACGGTAACAGGGCGCAAGCCTTGTTACCTAACAGAAAGGAATCAAATGTTAGCAACCTGTATTGAGCAAAATGATTTAAAGGATTACGTCTTACACGAGGTTTTAAATATCGTGGATGGTATCAACTACCGGCTCATTATTAACGCACAGTGTCCGGCTCATGCTTTAAAAATTGCGTATGAAGTTTCATTAACTAACTGGGAGAAATACAATGACTGAATTTACTGTAACGAAGACCGTTGAATATATTTATACGGTAGAGGCATTGACCGCAGAAGAGGCAAGCAAAGCGGTTGAGAATCATGGCACGATTGAGGCAGACCAGTGGTCTACGGTCAGCATCGAAGTTGAATCAATTGACGATTACGAGGAGAGTTTAAATGGCAACGATTAATGACTTAAAGAAACGCTATCATCCTTACATTGTTGAACACATGTTAGATGTTTTGTATGACACGCCTGTCAGCGATTTAATTGCTGACTTGTTGCACTTGACTCCTCTTACAGATTTAGATAAGTGGGCGCAAGAAATCCAAGAAGATAACTCTTACTCAGACGAGGTGAACAATGATTGAATGGTGGGGTATAAAAGTAAGACTAGAAGACGGCACGTTCCATTACGTTACCGACATACCGAATAACGTAGCGAAAGTGGTTGAAAGATTTTTAGATAAGATTGATTCAAACAATTTAGAAGAGGAAATAAAATGAAAATTAAAGAACCTGTATTAAAAGAGTTGGTTGTTTACGCCTTGTACGAAGTGGATGTTGAGGGCGTAAAGGTTGATGTTAGATACACCAACGATGAGAGTGACTATGGCAACTTAGGTTGGCAGTACGACTTAACGCCATGTTACGAGGGCTTAGATGAGGATGAAATTGCAGACCTCGAAGAAGAATTTGCAATCGCTATAGAAGACTTGGAGGTTTTAAAATGAAACGTGTACCACCATATCAACAAGGGTATGAGGATGGGGTAGCAGACAGGAGGGGAGGCACTCCTGACATGCGCTCTATCTACGACCATGAGCACTACAACGATGATGAGGATTCGAAAGACCGGCTCTTCTACGAGGAGGGGTACTTTGATGGGTACGAGGGTTTTCTAAACAAACTTAAGGAGGTTTTAAATGAGCACTAAAGAACATGTTGTTATCACTTACACAATCATCAGCACTAACGATGGGTACATGATTGAATATGAGAACGAAGATAATGATACTGATTATATCCATGCACATGATGGCGATAATCTGTTTGATACCTACGCTCAAGCATGTGTTGTATTAGCAAACCATTTATTAAAGGAGGTGGTATGACTTACGAAGAATTAGTAGAGGCGATTGGTGAAGAGAGAGCGTTATTAGTTTACGACTGGTTTGCTAGTTACACCGTTGATGACTTAGTAAAACTTGCGCTCAACACGTTTACTATTGGTCAGTTAGACCACCTAGGAAAAGAGTTGAGCGAACCATGAAACTAAAGATGCATTGACACTAGTTCTACCCCCCCTTGGGCAACCATCGGGGGGATTTTTTTTGCCTAAAATTTGAAGTAGGGAATTCCCCACCAAAGTAGGGATTCTCCCATTAACCGGCCTTTGGGAGTAAGCCGTTTAAACAGTCTATGTAAAATTTGGCGGGCCTACCTAAAAAGACCGTTACACCGTTACATTTATACTTCATCGTTTAAACGCTCTGCTGTAGACAGCAGAAACATAAAACACAGCAGTAGGTTAGAACGCATCTGTTTCTTCAAAGTAAGTTCCGGTTGCCTTGTTATATCCAAGAGTGGTTTCGCCTTGAGTTCCAATCCACCTGTACCGACACTTCCAAACCGCTACCTCCACGTCATTCGATTTAGTTCGGTGAACGGTGATACCGCAGTCTGCCTTTGCCCACCAAGCCATTGAGCCTGAGATTGCCATACCGTCAGG